GCTTATTCGCCACCCGTCTTTACGGGCCTCTTTTGCACAACCAGACCATGACGTACCGATATACTCACCGAAGTCTGGCACTGGATATACACCTTCCGTACACTGGCGGCAGTCACAATAGAGATGCATGGTGTAACTTGCGGCAATAGCCATATCACTCTCCTTTAGTGCGCAAATGGTTTTTCCAGCGGTTTTGCGCCGCGCTGGGCTTTTTGCAAAAAACACAATCCATCATCCCGTAATATTTCATCAACCCCATCCGTCGGTTGCTGAGTCTCACCCACTGCCAGACGCCAGGAGCGTTTCTACGAACTAACAGAATCTTTGCTTTACGGTTTTTCATCGCTTTGCTCTCCTGCGTCTCTTTGCTGCTCGTCGTGCCGCTGCAATACCGGTATGGCGGCGCTTTGGTGCCGGGATGATGTTGTCAGCCATCAGGACATACGGCTTTGCAATTAGCGCAGAAGCCCAAAAACGAGTCGGGTACGGTAACAAGCCGATACATGCCACACGCATTACTCACCTCCTTTGATGCGAATGCCTGCGGCGCGGATTGCATCGATGACTTCAGAAACTTTGTATGCCATTACCGTTTGGTAATCATCGTGAAAATCTGTTCGATGAAGCATGCTGCTACGTTCCGGGAGCAGTATTTCCCGCGCTTCCAGTTCTGCAATGCGCTTTTTTGCTGCTTCCAGTTCATCCAGTAATTCCAGCACGGTAGCCGGATTAGCCTTGGCAACAAAATCCCGGACTGGCTTACAATCAATCTCCGCAATGGGTTGATACGATGTGTAGCCATGCTGTCTTGTATAACTACCGTGACGAATAACGAAAAAATCACCATTTATTTTTTTAGCCTGCCACTTATCTTCACCGGCTTTCTCTGCCGCCTCGCGCAGTGCCTGATAGTCAATCTTGCTCACTGGTTGCCTCCTTTGCGAAGCTGGGAAGCAAAGTCAACTAACCACTCTGTCATTTCAACCTTCCCTACCAGGTCTGAACCAGGGTGCATACAGCAATCACTCTGCGCCGCTTTGAAATCCTTATACTCATATTCTTGGGCCACCAGATTTTTTGCAGTTTCTATAGCAGCATCCACCCCCTGCGCCCGCACTTCAGCCAGGCATTTGCGAAACTCGGAAACGTACTGTTCGACGCTCATTCCCCAGCTAAGTGGACATTCATTGAATGTTTCGCCTTCGTGCTCTTCATCAGGTAGCTCTTTGGTAAAGAACTCACGCTCAATGGCGTGGAGTGTGTCAGCAAAACGACGTAAGTTACTCAAACCTACCGTAATGGAGAATTCAGGAGCATCACATCCGACGCCCATCTGCTGATAAACGGCGGTTTTGAAGGTCTTAAGCCCCGCATTCTCCGCCGCCAGCGCCGCGAGATTAGTCTCAAGCTCTGCAATTCGACACATAGCATCAATATTTGTGTCCTCCAGGCACTTAATTTCACCAAGCAGCTCCAGTGCAACCTTTGGGTTGAACGCGGCAACATGACGAGCGTTGTTCTCTGCATTTTTCTGTCCATCAAAGCCGGTCCATTTGATAACGTCTTCACATCGTTCATCACCGGGCGTGTGCACCGCATAAGTACCAGTATCCGTCGAAATAAATGCGACCCATTCGTCTGGTGTTGCCTTTTCTGCCGCCTCACGCAGTACCTGATAGTCAATTGTCATTCTCGCCATCCTTCACAGTTGTAATCACTACAGCCTTCAAAATCATATGGGCTGTACTGCCAGGTTATTTTTCCGCAATGCGGACAATTCCAACGCACCTTCCCGCTTCGCGACTTCTTTCTTCTGTTCTGCTCTTTCAACCAGTCAGGCATGACCAAACCTGCGCCCTGAACCATTGTTCTGCGGTTAAAGTTATTGATATTGAACGTCCGGCGCTTTGCTGCATCAGCAATGGAAAATGGCAACCAAACTATTCCTGGTTCGTTTTTGTTGGCGACGCTAAAGATGGTCGCTTTACTGAAGTCATCTGTTGGCAATCCACCGTGTTGAAGCCAGTAAACATCGTTGCCGTTCCAGCTACCTTTTTTGTAGGCCACATACTCAGTGCAATCTGACTCAATCAGGCTTTCTGTAGGGATGTACTGGCAATCAACGTGCCACACAGCCATTGCATCCACACTATCGGCACAAACAGGCTGATCGATATCTCGCCCACAATTCCAGGCTTTTTGGGCTTCTTCCAGCGTGTAAACATGAGCGCGATCGATATCAGAACTGTAACCATTGCCGTTATGGCAATGGAATGAGGCGTTATTACCCACAGTTTCACGCAAGCACATCATGTAAAAACGGTTACTCACTGGATGCCTCCCAGCAAATTTGTCTTATATAAGAACTGTTAACGCGCTTTACTTTCCCGTCGAACTCCAGTTTCTTTAGACGACGCAAAACGTATGCCGTTTTGAGTGTGCGATATTTATCCCTAAGCCAGTTGGTCACGACGTAAGTCATACAGCGCCCGTGTTCTTCCAACACCCGAACTATTTCTTCGTCGGTTGGCTTGCTCATTTTGTCGCTCCTTCAGCTTTCTCTACTTTCGCTGCCATGATTTCCAGCTTTTGTGCTGCCGATGCCGCTAACCTGTGAAATTCTTCATCTGTTTCAACTGGAATTGGTACAAACCTGACACCAATTTGAGCAAGGCTATGCGCCATTTCGAGACTTGTTCTTAACTCTGCTGGGGATGCTTTATTCAGGCCGACTTCCTCACAAATAACTGATTGCATACGCTCGCCCTACTGAATACGCTCAAACTCGATTACCCAAACCCAGGGATTAGCACTCCAGCTTTCTTCGCCGTAGATGGATTCCCACAGGCGCTGGAACGCAACCTTGGCCATTGCGAAATCCCCCTTGGGAGTAAGGAATGTTCCCGGGTGATCAGGAAGCAAACTTCCAGCAGGCGGAACGCCCTCATCCCTTGCATCGCATTCGCTGATATCGTTCAACCGCTCAACGCGCACGTTGGTAATTTCCAACAGGATGCGCGCGGCATGTGAATTGATGGACGCCACCCACCATCAAACTTTTCATTCACAGTGTGAGGTTTCCAGTCGGCATCATCGGGTATCGACCATAAGCCGTAATCACCAGGTTTTTGCTCGCAACTGGCCCGATAAATCCTTGCTGCGTTCTTCTCATCGCCACGACAAAGGTTGTCGTTCCAGTCCACACTGCAACCATCCTCATTGCCTAATATCGCCCATGTTTCACGAACCCAAATTCGATCGCCGACGATACCAAAGGGGCAATTGAAAACACTGCTTACACCATCAGCCCCGTACCACTGAAAACCTGCACCAATTTTTCTAACCATCACTGGTGCTTCTGGACCAACTTCCGCAGGCTGATTTTTCATTATCCGCCGCGTCTGCGTTTTCCTTCCTTCGAGGATGGCCCGGACCATCTCATCGTTGAAAATCATGCCGCGCTCTTTCACTTCGCCTTTCATGCATCCCCCTTACCCATGTGCGACGATGCCGCCAAAAGTGATAGAGAACAGCCAGAAATAGATCGCGGCCATAATGATTTTGAATGCCGTGTTCATATTTTCAGCTCCTGTGATTGATTGGATACATGCCGCGTCTTGCGGCATGTTTTTATTTTCACTTTCTCTGTTTTAAAAATCAAGATTTATTAGAGCAATTATTGCTGATGGAGAAGCGCATTTTCATACTCCCTGACCATTAACGTAAGTACGCCGTGTCTCCTGAAAACACGCGCCACTTCAATCTTATCTTCCAGCGCGAACGCAATTTTACTTAGACCAATTTTCTTAAGGAGATCAATCTTTGCTGGGCCGTCATTTCTGTCATCGGTGGCAGGACGCATAGATAGCAAAGGCTCAGCCCCGTTTGTTACGTGCTTACGCAACCAGGCTCGTGTTTTATCCCTTGCGATCTCACAGCGCCCGGTTACAAACCAGACCGTGTAAACGTTAAATAACTGGCGCACCATATCAATAACTGGAGTGATGGGAGTATCGGTGTCACAGGCGAGATTAAACTCGTTCCAGTCCTTTGTTAATGCACCTTTACCTGGTGGTGGAAGCAAATGCAGCCTGTCTTCCGTTGCCTCTGATATCGTCCCATCAATATCTACTATGACGATGTACGGACGTTCCTGGCGTGCGTGTTTATTGAAAATACTCAAATGCCCTCCTCATTGGACGAAAAAAATGCTGGTGGGCGCACTCCACCAGCATTAAAAGTGACACTGTAACTATCAGCGAACGTAAATAGTGCCGCCGTTCTCTTTTTCCCATGCATCGCTACGTGCATAGCAAACATCAAGAAGTCTTCTTGCCGCTGTTTTCTCTAAACCCAATTCGACAACCAACTGCTCATGACGGCGGGTAACCACATCAAACAGGGTATGCAACCCTTTAGTTGCCAGATCATCAATGAATTCCGGTTCGAACGGCAGCTCTGCATCTGCCAACATAACCTCTTGCGCCCACTCAACTCGACGGACCAATTCCGGGCGGCGGCTTTCCATTTCTTTACAGATCAATTCATGGAAGAACTCTACCCAACCTTCCGGCTGGAACTCGCGGAAAATTGCCAACGGCTGGAAGTTTGGCATCAACCATTCGTTGATTCGGATATCAATGGCATAGCCCATGTCGCAGCAGAACTGATAAGCAAAGTCCAGCTTAGAAACGATATAAGGACGCTCGTTATTGAACTCTTTAGGCGATGAGATCCCATAAGCCAGGAGGCGCGGGAAGAAGGAGATTTGCCCTAACGTCGGATGAAGTTTGCTTGCAGGGAAACGGCGCTCAGTAATGCCATACATTTCCTTCTTGAGCGTCGCAAATTTGGCATTCTCATTAACCAGCGCGGTAACCTCTGCTTTTTTATTAGCAAATGCCACGCGCGCCTCGCTTGCATCTTTAATAGTTTTTTTGAGCTGTTGGTTAAGGTCGGCGACCTGCTTACGCAGTTCCTGTCGCTCGCTTTTAGCTTTGTTATAGCGTTTCTCAAGGTTAAAAGGATCAAGTTTCATGATCTCTTTATATTGAGATTTTAGCGTTGAAATCTGTGAGTTCCGCAGTTCAACCATCGCGGTCATTTCATTGAGTTTTGTTTCCAGCTCAATGCTTATACGTTCGGCATTATCAGCACGCTGGTTGGCGTCATGCGTCGCATCGTCGATCGCGTCCTGTTGCTGGCGTTTCAAATGTTCAATTTGCAGCTGAAGCTCTTCAATTTCTTTACCCTTCAGACCGAGATCCAACTGCATATTTTCAGCTGCATCTACCAGGGAGTTATGGCTATCAGCTTCTGCGTTATAAACATCAATAAGCTGTGCGTGAAGCATCTCCGCTGACTGAACCGCATTATCAAAAAAACGTGCTGTGAGGTCATCACAACTAACGCGGCGTTGCGCGGCCCGGATGTTCTGGATAATGGCCGGAATACCGGCATTCAGGACATCAGGAATAGATACATTTTCGATTGATTGGTTTTGTGCTGAAGTGCTCATTTCAAAGTTCCGTATTAGCTTGTGCTTCGGTCATTTTTCCTAAGTATGAAGGAGGAAGGACTACGCAATTTGTATCCAGTCCCTCACCTATGGCAGCCTGTAAAATTCTGGCTAAGGTGAGTCTCTTGTTGCGATACCTGGTGATGACATGCCTGATACCGCCGGTCGGCGTAACAAAGGCGATCAGCCAGTAGTGATATTTCCGTCGGAATGGCCACATAGTGCACCTTATAGATTGCTCTAATAAAAAACGTGATGAGTGTACATCACGTTTTAAAAATATGGAATTATTAGAGCAATATTATTCTGATTCTCGCTCAAAAAACGAGCTAATGAGGGGAAGCCAATCCTCTGACACTTCGCGAGGCCGCGGTTTGCCGTGGAAAAAGATTATTCGGCAGTCCTTTGGTAATGTCCCATTCCCCCTGGAGTAACGCGCGCTCGCATATTTTGAACCAGGTTCCACAACATCGGCCTTGTAACTTACAAACCATCCTGGATACAGATCCTGAAATGCTGGTGTATCATCGCCCATAACCTTCCGTAAGAACCCCTGATCACCCCAGCACTCAGTAGTGACACAACGAGAAATCCAACCTTCCGGATCTTGCCAGAATGAACTCCAGATATGTGCTTTTACACTATTTGGTATCCACAGGGCACCGCTACCACGATATTGTGGATGGTAAAAATCCCTAAGCATGGTGAAGCTGGTTGGTGGATTCTCAAGGATTGGGCGTATATCACCGGCAATAACTGTGTCCAAATCCAGATAGAACAGATCATCGGTTATATCCGGTCGGAACAACTCGATTTTCGCCCACCAGCCACGGCACTTTTGCCACTGGTTGATCAATGGGACAACTTTGACGCCAGGTACATGTAAACGCTTCAGGTCTGTCAGGCAAATAATTTCATAGCCTTTTGGCAGTTGATTAACCAGCCACTGCACATCGGAAGCGTTATAGTCACCACCAGAGCGAAAAACTAAAGCAATCTTCATGCTGCACCATCACCTTTCACTTTCATCAATGTCAGGTTTCCGCAAAATACGGCACCAGTGTCGATATACTGCTGATTCCAGAATGTCTTCGGGCTTTTCACCGGAGTGTGACCAAAGATAAAACGATCTGCGCCCGAAATTTCGCCACCAATATCATCCATCGAATCACTGATACGCTCGCGCGCCCAGACAACGTTGAAAAGCGGCACCTCCTTACCGAATTGGTATTCATTATCCGGATAGTCGGCATGGGCTATAACGATAGTTTCTTGCCCGGTGTTCAACTCAATGATATAGGGCAGACGCTTTACCAGCTCCACCAGCGCCCAGGCTAATATTTCCTGATCAGTGTCCAGCATGAAGAACCATTGTCCGCCATTCATTAGCCAGTTATTCACGTTGCCATCTGGACTTAACGCATCAATCATCAGCCGCTCATGGTTCCCCATCACTGCCCTGAACCAGGGCATCTGCAATAGTTCCAGACATTCGACATTTTCAGTACCGCGATCGATAAGGTCGCCGACCGATATCAGTAAATCCTGCGCCTGGTCAAAATCCACACGATGGAGTTCGGACATCAGTCTGGTGTAGCAACCATGCAGATCACCAACAACCCAGACATTCCTGTATTTGGTACCGTCGATACGGTGATAAATTGTTGGTGCCATCATGTATTCTTCAGCCATTCTTTAAGAGTCATCTGCGGAATACTTCCCATTTTCCCGCATGAAACAACGTCAATCTGTTCACGCGCAGACTGGAATAACAAAGGTAGGTGACTTAGATTTTTTGGCGTGCCGCCGGAGTGAACTCGTGGTTCTTGCGTAGCGTCAACGCCCACCAGGGCTACATGTTTGAATCCGATATGGAAAGCCAGGTTCAGAGCACCATATGCACTATTGCCGCTGGCAATTTCATTCTCATCTTCGCAAAGGCCGAAATGTCCGGACCAGCGCCACGCCCACCACTCGGGAGAATTCGTATTTTTTGGCTCCATGCCACGTTCAGCCACACGACGGAAGCACAGAACGCCGTCTCTGACTTCACGTTCTTTAACATCGGGTAGTGCCATGCAATAACAAACCCCACGGCGACGGCGGCCACGACCAACGCGCCGCATATTGTCTGGGGATGGATCAAGGGTGAAAAAATAAGAAGCGCGGTTAAGCCAGTCGATGGCCCCATTGACCGCTATAATCGGCACTCCGCGCGGCGCAACAAAGTTTGCGGCGCTTGGGCCACTGCCGACGATAATAACGCGATCACTGCCTCTAAATTTATTCTTGGGAAACATTGAATTGCACTGCTCCTACTTGCATTCAAAATATGTAAATCTGCGTGTTTTTTGCGGGTATCCAGGAACTGCTGTTGCCATTTTGAAATAGACACCTGCGTTGGATTCCGTAGTGCTTGAGGGTGCGCGCCATGCCAATGAAGGCCGTTTTGCAGAGAACAGTCATAGCCGACTAATACCACTACTTCAGCCCCTGATTCAGCAGCCAGACTGATAGCCTGCGCGCCGCTATTTACCCCTTCCGCCGGTCCACAATATCGCCTGTACTCCAACGAAAATGATTTCGCCGCCGCCAGGTTGGCTGTCACTTTGCGGAATCTCCCTCCCGGTATGGTGGATCCGTATTGCTTCCACCATGACAAATCACCGGCGTATAAGGCATAAATGTCATCGAACATCTGCCAGGAATTGTTAACCGCGATGATTGAACAGCCAGTTTTTTCTATAGCAGCACAGTCCTCACGAGTGAGTGACGGACCGCTACCGACACAAAAAACAGTCCTAGTCGCCCTGGGTGGTATGTTCATTCTCAGCTGCAAATTCAGCCTCCAGGCGAGCATTCATTTCAGCGATTACAGGGTCCACTACAGCATCTGTTTCCTGTTCATTACGCGGCATGACCGATGCCAGCGACTCATAATTAACCTTGGATGACACGATTATTCTCCCGATGTTAAAGTGCACTACCACAAAGAGTGTAAATGCACTAATTAATTTATTATTTTAAGCAGCATGCAACCACTTATCGCCGTTCAATACATGCTCAATAGCCTCACCCTTTTTAAGACTTATGTATTCCAGGATGGCGGTAATCGCTTGTTCTGCACCATACGCAAGAACAACGTAGTAGCCTTCCTCTCTAAGCCTGCGCATCCAGGCGATCTGCTCTTTCGTCGGGGCTTTACCATTTGGTTCTTTAAGCTCAATTCGCATGCCGTGATAAATACCGCATGCTTTATCGAGACTCATGTCCGGATAACCTTTTTTCTGCCCTTCAGCCTTCATTTTCCCGGCGGTTGCTTTTGAACGCTTCCCTCCGTTAGGCGTTGCATGCAACAGCTCATAGATGTCAGGGTGCTTGCGTTCGAAGTAATCAAAAATGAAAACCTGCTCGAAGTGCTCGCAATTTCCGTCGCGCAGGCCTGGGTTCTTTGCCAGTGCTGCAAGTGCCTTCGCATGTGGAGAAACTTCTTTTACCGGCGCAAGCGATAAGAATGGATCCTTTTTGGTTTTTGGCCTGGACCGCCCCTTATTTCGACGCTCACTAAAAGCCTGAAACTCTTCCTCAGTAAAGCGCAACATAATCAGTCAAATCCTGCCGGTCGCATGCCATATTTACGCTGTTTTGCGGCCTGCTCTTCCCTGTGCCATTGCGCACATTCAGCGTCACAATAAATGCCTGATTCAATCGATTCATTGCAGTAACGACACTTCCCTGTAAATACCTGGCTCACGACCTGTGCCTGCTTTCTGATGTTATCGATGGCCATGTCTTTGAGAGCTTCTAACTGATTCATGCTCAGCTCTGCATCATCAACACGTTCTGCCAATTTTGTTTTCTCGTGAAGAACCTACTTAAGGGCAGAATGATACATTTCACAATCAAAATTGCACTAATAATTTTCTTTTATTGAGTTAAATATTCAACAAATGACTAGCGGTAGAATCACCATCATCTATTTCTGGCAGGCTGACTATGGCTACATCAATCACTACAACCCAAAGCACCCGGCAATATCCTCTGTCGCGGTATGACGACCGCAACATAGCCGATCCAATACTCAGGGCAGAGCTACGCAAAGAGGTGATGCTTATGTGTGAATCGAACGACAAGAATCTGACGATTTATTACGTTCTTCCCGATGAGCAATATCGCCCGGATTTGCTGGCTTACCGTATGTGGGGCATAGCAGAGCTACGCTGGGTTGTGACGCTCGCCGCCGGGCTTGAGGATGAGTCTCAGGGTATGACTGTTGGCAAAAAATTAAAACTCCCACCTGCCACCTGGATCCGCGAAATGATTCGCCATTTCCAATACGACGGCCAGGTAATAGGGACATTATCCATTGCGTAAGGGAAATGAATGCCAACTGAATATGCTCGCGACAACCTTGGTCGCTATCAGACTGATGGATTAAGTGCAAAAGACTTTAACAAGGTCTTCGATCTTATCCGTAAACAGCAGCGTCAGAATCGGCGAAACGCGCGACGTACACTCACCCCAAGGATTATGGGGATGCGTAACCGCGAACTTGAGGCATTCCTCAGCCTTGGGAAAAAGAAAGATGGCACCTACTTTACGCCCGAAGATATACGCAGTTTCAACACCTCAAGGCAGGCTCATAAAACCAAATTCAAGAGCACGGTACCCGGCATTACCTATGCTCAGCTGGTGGCGCAGTCCACCAGCATTGATATAAAACGCGCTAACAACAAAGTTTCTGATGGCACAGGGATCAAAGCCGCGACATTCCTCGGGCTAAAACACAACCTTGCATTGATATCTGTTAATGCCTCGGATGAGTCGGTCCACCAGCATCACCGTGTCAGAATTCGATTTGAGGAATGGGATAAAGCCGTTGAGGAAATTGCTGAAGACGGTGCGAAAAAAGCCCGAATCGCTGCCGATCTCTGCAAGGGCCGGGTATCTTTCGACTGTGATTGTGGACGCCATCAATACTGGTATCGTTATATGGCCACGGCTGGTAACTATGCTGTCACGCCGCCAAAAGAGTATGCCTTCCCTAAAATCCGCAACCCTGATCTGACTGGTGTGGCTTGCAAACATGTGTTGCACGCTATGACGCGTTTTCAGTCTCCCACATGGCACAAGGCCATCATTATTGCCCTGGAAAAAGCAGCTGAACAGGTAGCCTTCGGCGATGACAAGCGGAAGACAACAACCTATTTCAAAGGCGAACTGGCTAAATCGCTCGCGCGCAACCGGACAACAACGACGGATCAGGCTAAAGCTGCGCGTGAATATGAGCTGTATCTGAAATCTCAGGATGCATTAGGCAAAAAACTACGCGCCAAAGATAGCGCCACGGACAACGTTCGCCGGTTGTTAAAAAAAGCTCGCACCACGGCAAACAGGAAGAATGCCGAACTAAAAGCATCGCGGGTGAGGGAAGCCCAGGCTCGCGCTGAAGCCGACGCTCTCAAAAAAGCCCTGCAAACGCAGGCGAACAACCTCATAAAGTTTTTCATGAGTCAGGGAATGGACAAGGCCGCTGCCACCGCGCAGGCGCGAAGCATTCTTGAGACACAAATTAATGAAGCCCGTAAACGGAAAGGATAATCGATGGCTGGTTTCTTTGATGACATGTTTGAGGACACAGAACCATCACAACAAGTGACTGGTGATAACCTCCCGGACACCGAATCGGATCCGGATATTCCAGGCGAAGGTTCTGAACTGATTGAAGAGGATGATATTGATGCTGAAATCGAAACCGATGGTGTTAACGTTGGTAATATTGTTGATCCTGTGGAGGACAATCACCTTCCCAATCTGGATCACGGCCTGCTTAGTGATTCTGGTGTGCGCCACCGTTATCAAGGTCATGCAGTTTTTAATAACCTTGTGCGGATGGACTGGCTCAAAGCAATCAAGCTAGACCCTGACTCATTCGATGCAGTTCTGTATCGCGCAATACCTTACATAAACAAAAATGCACCTGAAACGGCACCTGAAATAATAGAACCGAACCAACGCATATATGACTATCAGGATCCAGAACTGATAACGGCCCTCGACTGCCCGGATGAGATGGACGTCTTCTACGCGCTATACGACGGCAGCGATAATACGGGAATTAGCGACAGTGCTTTAATCCTTCGGTTAGCCGCCGTTAATGTGCCAGTGGGTTCTATGCTCGAATGGCTGGAACAGCTGTCAGACGGCACAACCATTCGCCGCTTCTGGTACATCCATAAAATATTCAATTACGGCACTGCCAGGGTAGGCAGTTTGTTTTATTGCGTGCCTTCACGCGCCTTTGAAGGGAATTTCATCGGTGATTCTGAATAATCAGGAATGGCTACTGGCCATCTTTAAGAAAAAAGGTCTTACTCCAACCGGTAAGCTGGAATTTGCCACTATTGATGGCATTGATTCGGCGCTCGCACAGGCTTTAAACGAAGCGTTCGACTCACAAGTTGTCAGCTTTAATGATCGCATTAACCAGTCGTTCCGGGAGTTCCTGAAACGCACACCAAGAGATCGCATAACGCTCGGCACTTTTAGTAATGTGAAGGAGTGGTTGTCGTCATTTGAAGCCGATCGCGCCGGGCGCAAAGATACAGCCTCTGCTGGCCCGGTAAATAAGCTGGCAATGCCGCTTGTGAATCTGTCTCGTTCTCCCGCGTTTTCAATTTATGAAGGTGAACTGTGCCGGGATAATTACGATGAAGGGCATGTCACCAATGAAAATGATGAGATTGAAGCCCTGGTATCTACTATCCCTTTCTCACTGGAATATTCGCTATGGATAGCCAGTGACGAGAAGGAATCTCTTGGGATGGTTACAACTGCATTAGCATTCTGGCTACGAATGTATGCCAGCCTCGGGCAGGCATCTTTCACTCACATTGCCAATGTCGGCGGTTATGAGATACCGGTTACCTGTTACATAGAAGGGCAAAAATCAATCGCATTTCAGGATCTGACCACCGGCACCGCCGACAACAGGCTGTTCGCGGTTGGATTGAACCTCACCGTTGTGGCGGAACTTCCTATCCTGGCTTATATGCAGCAAACCACCGGCACCATAACGGTAAAAGCGAAAATTCTGGAGGAATGAGATGGCCACAAAGACCACCACAGCCCCGGAAACTGATTCAAAACGCACTCAGCTATTCCTGCAATCTGTTTCAATTGGGCAGAACGAAATCCCTCGCGAAATGATCGTAGGATGTACCTATGTCGAACCTGGGGAGCTATCTGGTCCCCAGCTTATGCTCATGGTCAGGGATTCAACGGCTTACGTGGTCAATAAGCTGGGGGTGAAATTTGGGACAATAATGACAGTTTCACTTGGTGATCCGGAAGGTCATGGCGGCATCCTCTTCTCGGAAGAGTTCTTTGTTCTTAAAGCGCCGCGCAAGGACGATACTGTACTGATTTACGCGTTTAGTAACCCGGTGCGGTTATTAAAAGTTCCGTCCACCAGCGCACAGTATTTTGTTGATAAGCCACCATCAGCCGTAGTTTCCTCTCTTGCCCCTGGTCTGAAGGTAAATGCTGACTCATTCAGAAAAACATCCACATACCACCTAAATGTTGGAGAAAAACCGACCAAGGTATTGCAGGAGATAGCCCGGGATACCGGTTCTATGTGCTGGGCATCCAGGGGGACGATCAATTTTAAAAGTATGGAAAAAATGGCAAACGCCGCTCCATCGCTTACTTATGAGTCCGCCAATCCCAACACATCCGGATTTACAATTAGTCAGTTCAACATCCTGAATGCCGATTATGAATACCAGCGCCGCCACAATTACAGAATGGCCAGTTATGACATGACCAAAGGTGTGGTTTACTCAGGTAACCAGGAAGACCCCATTAAATTTACGAGCAATCCCGATCCTACCGCGCTGGCGAACTACAACAAATTCATTCTCCCCCGCCTCGATATGCTGGTGGAAGGAAATGCCGCGCTAACTCCGGGTACGACGCTGAAAATTGTCGTGCATAACACGGCAGGTGACGGAGAACTCGATGAATCTATCCCTGACAAAATGATAGTGATGTCCGTGACTCATTTCGAAGACCGCTTCCGTTTTGTCAGCCGTGCACAGTTAGGAGTAGTGAATGGGTAGTTTGACAGGGAAGTATCGGGCTGTAGTGGTAAGCGTCGATGACCCTAAAGGTCTGATGCGTACGCAAATACGCGTTGTCGGCATGATGGATGGGCTACCAGATGCCTCATTGCCGTGGGCAGAAGCCATATTGTCCAATGCAAACACGTTTTCGCCATTTCTGCCCGGCGATAAAGTATGGGTAGAATTTCCCTACAATGGGGATTCTCGATGGCCATTGATAATCGGTTATGCACAGGATGCATCCGGTGGCGCTCCCAATGTGCCGCCTGAAGCGTCAGGACAAGGTGAAGGCTATGTACCGCCTGAAGTCGAAGGTGCACCAGCACAACCATCAACCAGCGCCAAAAAAGACTTTATTTCGTCGCGGAACGGACTAATGGAGGTCCGGACGGCGGGCGGAGCCTGGGCCGTTACGCACTTGAAAAGTGGAACAACAATCGGGTTCAACGAGGCCGGGGAGTTATATGCCATTTCTCAAGGTCCGGCATTCATCTCTTCCGCAGGAAATCTCGATATAAAGTCAGGCGCGGATGTCGCCCTGAAGGCGGGGGGAAGTATGGCGATAGAGGCCAGCGGGAATCTATCCATAAAAGCCGCTCAAGTCTCTGTTGATAAAGCGTGATGGAGCGAGGATTGGTTGATATCCTCCACCTCCTGAAGAAATTATGCCCGGCATCAACCGGGCATTTTTTTCATTCAGCCGCCACGGGCTTTAATACACCCGCATCGAGTAGTTTACGCGTCAACCACTGCTGGCCTTTACCCGTTAATTGAGGCGTCAACCGTATCTGGTAGCCATCTTCATCATCCAGCACCACTTCTTTCACCGTGAAATACCCGGCGTTGATGTACTGCTGGAACGGCACATTTTTACGTCCGCCGGACGCTATCAGGATGCCGTTCTCCCGTAACCAGGCAAACAGCGCATTTTGCTTAAGTCCAACAACCTTTGCAAAGTTCCCGATCAGGATTCCATTAGCCGCTGATACCCGGTCGGCAAAATCGACTTTAGGGGCGGCGGCCACCAGCTGTTGTTCCAACTGCATTTTCTGTTCTGCCAACTCGGCAGCCAGGCGCAGTGCTTCGGGGAGTGTTTGGGGGATCGCTGGAGAAGCCGTGCTAGCCTGCTGCAATTCTTCCAGTTTGTCGATCAGCGAACGGCGGACCGCTTTTGACTCGCGCGCGGCGACTCGCAGGGCTTGTTTGAAAGTCATGGTGATAATGTCTATGTTTGCACCATTTTTGCGACCTACACTTTTTGTGTAGGTCTCACCTTCAAGCTCATCTACAACCTTCTCAATAAACTTATTATTTCTTACTAATGGTTCCCCACATAACTTACGCGCCTCATTAACCATCTTTAACAGCGTCTGGCTGTCGATTGTATCTCCGGTGTTGGGGATAGCATCCATGACCGGTGCTGGTGTGGTTGCTGTCAAAGGCTTTGTAACGACAACATCTGGTTTGCTTGCTTTCATTCTGTGTGCCTCCTTGCGTGTTTCGGCTGCGACGGTTGCGTAATTCAGATGCCCCTGTTCGAGCAGGTATTCGCGGATATCAGACAACAGGATACGGTGAACCGCGTTCTTGTCCTTTCTCCGGTAAAGTTGTTTGGTGATCATGAAGTAGTTGGCAATAACGCCAGGTATATCCCTGGTACTGATACAGGCAGTGTGCTGTTCAATTGCCTCGATCATCTCTTCACGGGTAACTAACGATGTTCTCATAGTCCCTCCTGAGCAGAAGCGTTAACAGGGAGGCACCAGTAACTGAGAGAATTGCGTGAATAAGTGGAAAAGCGGGCAGAGAAAATACAGGGTGCATCCGGAAGCTGAGAGCGAGCCTCATCTTCTGTCGGTGCAATAACGAAGTGATAGTGACGTTTCTGGCAGGAGTAAAAGCGCCAGATAAATTCAGGGCGTGCGCAAGGATTGGCATTAACCATAGTTACGGCCTCATGTACAGGTTTAACAACCTGCTACCCGCTGTCAAACAGGTGGCAGGACGTGACGGGGTTGACAGACTGGCGTACATGAAACCAGCAGGCCGAAGCCTCCCCATCACGCCCCACCATAATTCGGGCGTAACGTGGTTTACGGACACAAAAATACCGCAATATCGGATATCTGCGGTTGTCCGCATGTACATTCAGGCTGTCAAACCCGGTCGCAGAATTTACTACGACGTAGGAACTATAAGCCTGAACAACAGGAAGATCAATAGTCTGGCGTTCGATGGTAGTTTATTTGCTCTAATAAATCAAAATTATTAGAGCAATAAGCGGTATCGTAAAAATCAATACAATCGCAATCATATGAATAGAATCAATCATTACCGCGCGACGGTTTCTGCGTGATAAACGTTTCAAGCATCTTTTCCGCAATTGCCGACCAGGTGTGACACTGGACCTTTTCAGCATTTTTCACGCGATCAACGCGAGCAATAACCTCATCCCAATCAATCCGCGACTTGATAACCATATGGTTCACCAAAGCCAGGCGATCTGGCGGAAGGCAATCTGGCGGCGTTAATATCAACGCCCCACACATTGCCGCCTCAAGAACAGTTAATCCAAGGCTTTCGGGATGCGTAACGATAAAAACGTCACTCTTACGCAATTCAGCTGCAAATTCGGTTGCTGGTACCGGCGTCCGTCTGTATGGAGTTACCGAAATATTCCCCGGATCAATGGTAACCAATCCGTCATCGGTCAACGTTCTGGCCTCATACGGAACGGGCAGACGCTGAAGGTTCATAAGGATACTTAAGGAGTGATCAAACCCACTAACATCAAATGCAGCGTGGTCTACAAAAATACGCAGAACATCGTCTGTCTTGGTTTCCAGATGGAACAGTTCCTGATTCGCTGCCCATCCAACATGTTTGTTAAAGCGATTATGACGCTCTAACCTGCCGGGATTATCCAGGTACCGCCAGGTATCATCGCGGACAGTAAAAGTAATATCGACTGGTGCCGAATCCAGCATAGAACCGTCATATACCTGGGCTACCCATCCAGAGAATCGGCGACACAGTTGCATGCCTATTTCCCTGGGTACCGTAGTAAAATACCTCAATCCTGGTGCCAAAATGGCCTTCGCAGAACATGCGGTCGCAGCAGTCAACACAGCTTCAACATAATCCTCCGGGCTTTCGACGCCAGGGGAATATGGACGATGGTATTGCAATGTTACCCCTGCCTCACTAAAGGCGCAGGCCAGGTTATAAGCCCACATTTCCGTATATGTTTTCACATCACTGATGGCTTCAAATTTTCGCCCAATGATCAGGATGTTCATCGGCTTTTCCTCATTCCATTGCATTAATAATCCTCTTGCCAGTCAGCACCGGCATAGTTATCAAACCGTGAGTATTGGCCGTTAAAAGCCAATCTCACCGTGCCAATTGGGCCATTTCGTTGCTTTCCGATAATTACCTCGGCAATGCCCTTCATTTCGCTATCCGGGTGATAAACTTCGTCGCGATACAGAAACATGATCAGGTCTGCGTCCTGCTCAATTGCTCCTGATTCACGTAAATCTGAATTTACCGGTCGTTTGTCCGCACGCTGTTCAAGCGATCGATTAAGTTGTGACAATGCCACCACCGGTACTTGTAATTCCTTCGCCAAAGCCTTCAGTGAGCGAGAAATCTCGGCAATTTCCAGCGTTCGGTTATCTTGCAGCTCGGGGACGCGCATAAGTTGCAGGTAGTCGATCATAATCATGCTCAAACCACCATTTTCTTTATAAACACGACGAGCGCGGGAACGAAGCTCTGTAGGTGTCAGGGCGCTTGAGTCATCAATAAAAATATTCTGCTTGTCCAACAGAATCCCCATTGCGCCAGAAACCCGCGCCCAATCCTCGTCGTTAAGTTGCCCTGTTCGAATACGAGTCTGATCAACGCGTGCAAGAGAAGCCAGTGAGCGCATCATCAGCTGGTGGCTCGGCATCTCAAGGCTAAAAACCAATACGGGCTTATCGTTACGGGCTGCGGCATTTTCGACGAGATTCATCGCAAACGTAGTCTTCCCCATCGATGGGCGGGCGGCGACAATAATGAGATCGGACGCCTGAAGTCCTGCCGTCTTCTTATTGAGATCGGTAAATCCGGTATCAATCCCCGTTACACCATCATGCGGTCGCTGAAACAACTCTTCTATGCGAGATACCGTTGCATCGAGAATGCTGGCGATATCTTTTGGACCACTACCGCTCTTTTGTCGTTTTTCAGCTATTTCAAAAACGCGGCGCTCGGCCATATCCAGCAATTCATTGCTGCCCCTGCCATCCTGCGCATATCCAGCTTCAGCTATTTCATTTGCGACGGAAATCATTTCACGAACAACCGCGCGTTCACGAACGATATCCGCATAAGCACAAATATTTGCCGCGCTGGGCGTGTTCTTTGACATCTCCGCAAGGTACGCAAAACCACCGGCGCGTTCTAATTTACCGTTCTGTTCAAGTGCTTCAGCAAGTGTTATCAAATCAATCGGTTTGCCATGACTTAATAACCTCTCCATCTCACTGAAAATTTCACGATGAGCACTGGTATAAAAATCATCAGCAACTATACGATCTGCAACTTCATCCCAGCGGCAGTTATCAAGCATTAAGCCACCAAGTACAGCTTGTTCTGCACTAAGGGAATTTGGCATGGATTCAAGAGGGGATGCAGACATTAGCACTCCACCCAGGCGTGCTGAATGTCAGATATAATCGGCATACTCAAATCACTCCTAACGATATGAGTCATCACCAGAAAATCAGGATTAATGCGCCGGACTCTTCCCGGCTGTCACACCGAATCGCCAGGATGGTGAATCCGCAGTCCGACGCTATGAACGGGGCTTGCACATTCCGGCTACCTGGTTTGTTGCCTGAGCTAGGGGAAAGGTTACCCCTTTAACGTCACCAGACCGCTAACGACGCATGTGCCAGACGCCGTGTTACAACCAAATATGGTGGCCCCTACCGGACTTGAACCGGTGACCGTGCGATTATGAGTCGCCAGCTCTAACCACTGAGCTAAAGGGCCGGATTACTGCCAATTTTGCTTACGCTTTTATTTCACCGGAACAAACGGAACAGCGGTATTACTGGTCATATACTGCGGTAATGTACCGTTCCATTTGTTGATCGCTTCCAAGTCCATAACACCGGGGTTCTGGCGCAGAGCTTCACCACGTAAACGAATGGCATCAGCTTCGGCCTGGGCTTTTGTGCGAATAGCATCAGCCTGTCCGGCAGCTTCCGCGCGCAGCATGTTGGCCTCTGCTTCACGTTGTTTGACCTCTTGCTCGCGTTGCAGGGTTTTTTGGTTTGCCGTGACTTTGGCGTTAATACTGTCAATAACTGTTGGCGGGTATTCTGGCTTACCTACATAAGAGAGGCTCATCACCTGAATGCCGATTGGCGTCATTTCTTCCTGAATGTCTTTAAGGGCTGCATCAAGCAATTCAGATTTGCCACCGTCGATAAATTTGTCGGTGGTCATTTTGCTGGCTAATCGGTTCAGAGCATCTGCAACCTTCTGGCGTAGATCGGTATCAGTAATATCATCTACACCTTTGCGATAGGTCTGAAATACCGTTGTGACTTTTGCTGGATCAACCTTGTAGGCTACGCCGATGTGGTAACCAATGGTTGTTCCGTCGCTCATCTGGAAGCTGAACGGCTCATCGTATGTCTTCATTTGCTTAAAGGTCGGGAAGATATAAACTTCAGTATTCAAGCCTGTCCAGTAGCGACCAACGCCAACTACTTCACCGATACCTTTATCATCCCCCAGCTTATTTACTTTGATCCCTACGTTACCTGGCTCTACCCGATCGCATCCGGTCAGACATAAAGAACCCAAAATAATCGCTGCACTAATCAACGTTTTTTTCATTAATTAATTTCCTGGTTTTTTCACGAAAAAAGACTACTGCGAAAGCCGGGTAAATGAGCGCGAGAAGGACTCCCAACAATACAAGTATTGTGCTGTTAGATGAGATCATATTTGGCAAAAGCCAAACATACAGAACCAGTGACACAATCAAACAGAGGACGGCATAAATATATAACCGCACCCATAGCGTTCGACATTTGTTCGGATTGTTCTGCATCCTCTCACTCCATTATTTAACGAATAAAAAAGCTGCGGTGCCGGGTTCCTCCCGGTGTCCTTTGGCTGGTTATCCACCGTGGACGTGGAAACAAGGAGAAATAATGGACAGATATAACCATTTCCCCGCGTGCGCTTAGCCGCATTCACCGCAACGGAAAGAGCATTCTTGGTGGACCTGTAGATTGTTACAGGAGAATGCTCTTACCTGTTACGTGCTCCGTTTCGTGGAGCTAACGGCGGGTGATCAGACCGCACCAGACTGGACTTATTTCAGCGTTATGCTCATGCCAGAGAATCAAACTGTGATGGTCGGTGCTGAACTCCGACACAGGGTTGTAGCAAGCCCCGCAAAGCGCGCACTACTGTAGTTGCGGCACATCAGCCTGTGCATTCACCACAATGTTGAGAACACTGGTTGTCACGCGGCAACGCAACATTTATTCGTAGATTGGGATATGACCCCGTTACGCCAGTGTTCTCAACGTTGTAGTTGTTATGCGTATTCTCTTACTAACCGCACACCAATACATTTCCCATCACGTTCATTTGTCTCGAAACGTGAATACTTAAGTTCGCCGTTAATAATCGCTGTTACAACCCGTATCCCGTTAAACGCCCACATATTTCGCTCCATTTACACACATTACCAGTCGCCGGTTACGGTTCCGGCCAGGCCTCTTCCTCAACGGGGTGTTCTCCATACGGACTACCGTTTATTGGTCGTTCCTGCGGTTTATGTTGTGAAGCCAGATGCTTATCTTCTGGTTGCTTCTAAGATCTGCACTTCATTACAACGGTAAGAGCACTCGATGCATTTAAGCCAGGCCCCATAAGGGAGAATGCTCTTACCTGTTATGTTGGTGCCGATTAACGGGATCGAACCGCTGACCATTCGCTTACAAAGCGACTGCTCTACCAACTGAGCTAAATCGGCAATGTGGTGGGGAGTGATGGAGTCGAACCACCCGAGTCGCAATGACAGTAGATTTACAGTCTACCCCGCTACCCCTACGGACTAACTCCCCTAAAGTGGCGATGGTGGGTGGATTCGAACTACCGACCAGTTGGTTAACAGCCAACTGCTCTACCGCTGAGCTACACCATCACTTGCCGGGTACGTCTCCGGCGAGGGCTTCCACCTCCGTATGCTTTTCGGCGCACCGCGCCCTGGCTGCAATTCGGTAACAGGGGATGCATAACCCTGGCTTCCAGCGTGATTAGCGCCTTCAGCATGACGGGATATACCCGTAAATTCGTGGAACTGTACCCAAAGTGCTGTTAAGCACCGCTGTTACGCTGAAAAGAAAACGCAACAGGAAAGGACGCTGACCAACAGATGGCCCCTTCTCGTTCATCTGGTTAATCACACCAGCGCCCTTACCTGTTGTGCCTCCCCGTTCCCTAATACACAGACGGGGACACTCTGCGGTCGATTTTTTGACGGGGGACGACTCATACCCCATGGCATCTGGCTTCTTAGGCCGCTACCATCATCAGATCATCGTTTGCATTTACTTTAATGGTCAGTTTCTAAACCGCCGCAAAGTCGCTAACCATGACGAAAACCCTGAAAAAAACGCCCACCCGAAGATGGGCAAACTGGACGCTCGTAACGCACTTCGGCGTTGCCACTTAGGCGCATGGTCAACCTGGCAACTCGGTGGTTTGTCTGGGAGGACTAGGCCCAGCCATGCTTACCGCCGCGCCTGTCGCGGCTAACAGCTAAATCGCTCTATAAATCACGATTCATTGAGGTGATATTACACTAATAAATTTATTAGAGCAATATACCCAAAACGTCATGAGCTACACCTCGAGTGTCCCCCTTACAAGACACAGAACGTCTGGCAAAAAGAGGTTCCACTCTGAAGCCACTGTCATGATAAAGCTCTCTGATGTTTGGCGCGCCACTGTTAGTAATGAGAACCTTTGCACCTCGACGATGAGCATCCGTCAACAGAGACACCAGGCGTTTTTGCTCTTCAAACTTAAAGTCATGACCGGAATAGTTCGTGAATCCCTCTGTATTTGGAAGCGGTTCATACGGCGGATCGCAAAAGATGACATCTCCTTCTCCGGCAGCTTCAATCACCGCTGCAAAATCACCGCATACAAACTCAGACCGCCCTTCCGCACCGAGGAAGGCTTCCATCTCCTGTAATGGGAAATACGGAGTTTTATACTTCCCATAACCGACATTGAACTCACCGGCCTGGTTGTAACGCGTCAATCCGTTAAAACAATGTCGGTTCAGGAACAAAAACGCCGCTGCGCGATGTAAATCATCATAGACTTGTTTGTTAAACGCATTCCGTACTGCCAGGTATCCTTCCTGTGTGTTGTAGTCCTGGAAGAAACGATGTGCCAGAGTGATAAGTGAATGCGCCTCGCGTTGCAGAGTCTTGTAAAAGTTAATCAGGTCAGCATTCACATCATTTAGCAGATTTTCCTGGTATCCGGCATTCATGAAGACAGCTCCGCCACCAACGAAAGGTTCAATCAGGCGCTTCCCTTCTGGCAAATAGCGAAAGATTTGTTCCAGAACACCAAATTTTCCACCAGCCCATTTGAATATGGACCGTTCGAATTCTGCCGCTGGTTTAACTTTTCGCTCTTTTGTTTCACTTCCTTCTTTCTGCCGACATACGGCCTTAGTAATCCGATCGCCAATCCAGCGCATTACTGGTATTGCCATACTATTGCCGATCGCTTTGTAACGCGGTCCGTCAGCTGCAAGCATTGCGGCCTCTTCTTCGCTTAAATCTGGATAGTGATTGTGCAGATATGCCAGTTCATCTGAATTAACTTTTTTACGCTTTTCCGTAGGGATCAACGTATGCCAATCAGGAAAACCTTGCAGCCTTTCACATTCGACAGGGGTAAGACGGCGCATTCTACCGTCGCCGAGCAATACAATTGGTGCTTCATGGTTACATGTCAAAGTTGGTGCCGAATTATCGGTTTTTATCTCAGCCCCTCCTTGCCCATGTGCCATGGCAATTATGTTTGTATCATCGCAAGTTCTGATAGCGATGTTTGAAGTATATCTGGTAGTTTCCTTCCCCTCGCCTCTGCTCGGCGCAATATTCCGGCGCACGCCTTCGAACTCAAAAAGTACCGTTGCGGGATCGAGATCTGTTCGAGCACTTGCGACAACAAACACGCGTCGGCGTCGTTGTGCCACTCCGAAGTATTGGGCATCAAGGATTCTCCAGGCCACTTTTCGCTGCGGTCCATAAATACAACCACACTGCGGCCACTTTGGAACATGGCAACCGGTTTTGCCATCCCACCGCCAGAACGCGTTGCTTTTTCCTGATTCAGGTCGATCACCTGGTTCAAATGGCACATCTTCTCCAGCCAATCCGGCAAGGAAACATCCGAAGGCGTTATCTGCCGATGACAAGACTCCTGGGACATTTTCCCAGACGATAACGGCTGGTTTGAGAAATGACTCAGCCCGTTTGTCGTCAATTGCATTTGCAAGCTCCACATACTTTAAAGTTAGCGCGCCACGCTCATCATCAAGCCCACCACGTAATCCCGCGATACTGAATGCCTGACAGTTATGGACCACCGCACCATTGAGGATATAGGAATGATCACCTTCGACTTCTATGTTGTATACAGTATCTAGGCCTACCGATTTAAACTCTTTGACTGTTCGTAAAAGCATTCCATGAGCCAATCTTGATTTACGTGACAATTTCTGCGGGCAGATTGTTACCTGATAATAATTCCGTTGATTTACCACGCGATCCTCGATCACTTTTTTGGGCTCAACTTCAATAAAGCTGACCGAAGAAACATAACCACAAGTCTGTGACAACCCCGCAACGCCCCAAGCAAGCGCAGAACTAACACTATTAATTCTAAATCCCGCTTTACCACTTGGTGTCCCATCAGTATCAAGATAGCCTTGTAAAAACACATGACGCAATGGATGCGACATCACCCATGCAGGGATACGCTTAGCATGGCTTAACTCGCCAAAATGTTCATTAAGCCAATTGGCATAACACGTATCATTCAAGGTTACTTTGATGCTCCCTCGGATTTCGCTTGCCACGGAAAATATGTTTTCTGGTATGCGGCAATGAAACTTTCTCAATTTCTGGCAATTTATGCCAAAAACAACCGCCTTCTTAGATTTACCTCTCCATCTCCTAATATATCCATCGCCAACATAAGCGCCCGCAAGATACATAGCCTGTTCTTCAGACAAGAACCGAGAACAAATATCTGGAAATGCAATATTGAAATTAGTTAGAGCGCACCATTGATATCCCGGCATATCACATGCTGCTCGCCATTCCGGTTCAGACAACAACTCTCTCTTAAAATATGTGCCATTTTTCCGGGTGTTTTGGGCTTTCCACCGAACAGCCAGGAAGGGATGGTCATTGGTTGTTCTTATACCTAAAGGCTGCCCAACGGCATTAAGTAACCCCGTATTAGCTATTTTTGAACCAACTCTTTTTACTTGTTGTAACCGCCCGAGATGACTGACTACGTAATCACCAGGGCAAACATTTTCTATTGGTTTATAGCCATTTTTACAAAGAACCATATGCCCCGCGGTAAAACATGGTGTTCCCCCGACGAGCACGTCAGGGGATTCGATTTCCCCAGCCAAGACTTTTTTGGCAAGTTTTTTCATGTCGCCAAGGTTGGCAACATGGGGCCAGCGGAGCGCAAGAACGGCCGATGGAAAAGGCTCGATTTCAGCAAACCACGCCGGACGCATACCCAACGGTTCCCAGGCAATACTCGCGGCTTCAATTCCACTGCAAACAGATCCATAGCACAGCTCTTTCACTGCTTAGCCTCTCCGCCAAGGGCATTTACCAGAGCATCAACCAGGCACGAAATTTCACTGGTCAACAGGAAGAAATCTGCGTCCAGTCGCTGCGCAACATCTTCACTATCAATATCAGAGTTCTGCTCAAGCAATTCATCCGCAAATTTGACGCTGGTAAGGCTGAAGTTATGGTCCAGTGTAAATTTAATGCGGTTCTGCCAGTCGAGTGCCAACTTAGTGACGAGCTTGCCAGCTTCCAGGTGTGTGGAAATTTCATCGCTTCCCAAATCCTGCTTTTTCACTCGGGCAATACCGCCATCCTCAAGCACTGCCTTAAGTTCTGCCGCATCCCCCATTTGAAATCCCTGTGGAGCACTACCATCACGTACCCAGTCGGTCAGCGTTAATTCAATGGGATTTTCAACACTCAGGGGAACAGCAGGAAGAGAACCCAGAGACTTACGCATAAGCGCGAGCATATCCTCTGCCTGCCGCGCGCTGGCATTGATATAGATACGTTTAGTTGAACCGTCGTAGATCGCCTGGATAACAGAAAACTTTGAAAAAGCCCGTGGCAGAAGAGAATGCAGAACTTCGTCTTTCAGGGAGTCCTTCTCTGTTTTCTTCAGTTTACGCGCTTGTTCTTGCTCAAGTTTTTCAATTTTTTCTTGAATAGCTCGCTGGATAACCGGCGGGGGAAGAATTTTTGTTTCGCGCTTTGCTTCAACAAGGATAAAACCATTTCCATGCATAGCGATAACTTCAGAATTATCACCAAATGGCGATACAAAACCGAACTTGGCCATATCCTGACTACCGCATGGCGTGAAAAGGATCATTTTCTTTTTATCTTCTAAGTCGGTCAGATCCGCCTCACGAGAAAGTTTATAAATAGTAATGTTTTTCCAGTGCTTAAACATGTTGTAACCCTTGAATATCAACCACAGAAAGCTCGTCTTTGTAGAAAAAGGCCAGGTTGTGGCACCCCCTCGTTTGAGCGTATGAGCTGGGACCAATTTCGTTCTTCCAGACAAATGGCTTCAAATCCGTACGGCGAAGCATAAAAACGCGATTTATTCCGCTCTGATTCCCAATGAGGCAAAAGCCTTCTTTCACCTTGATAGCCTGCAAGTTGTCGAGTTCACCGCTGGTTACACGGCTATCGAACTCTTTGCGGCTTATTAGCTCCATCTGCATCTGACGACTCCAAACAAATGCCCATTGAAGGGCGATGGCTGAATGGTACCGAAAATACGACATAAAAAACAATATTTATTAGAGCAATTTTGCGATAAGTAAACGCCATACAGACCACAAATAACCTAAGTTAAAATAACGAAAATCAGAGCAAATAATTGGTGATGGCGTGGCAAGCATTGCAACAAAAGACAGCATTTGTTCGGGGCACGGAGGATTCCCATCCAGGCCTCCTGTAGAGAGTGAACCACTACTTAAAGTCAACGGAGTCGAAGTGTTAGTTGATGGTAAGCAATATGCACAGCATACCGATGGAAACAGTACGCACGGTGGGCAAGCTATATCAACCAGGGCATGGTTTACCGTCAATGGTAAAGGGATCGTATGCGTTGGTGACCCTGTTTCATGCGGATCTACCGTAGCGTCCGGAGACGGCCTGGTTCAGGTAAGTTAGGAGATATCATGCTGGAAAAAGACTACCAGTTATCCGCATATAAAAAATTGGCCGCCGCCGGTGGGATGAAAACACCTGGTGCCATAACATCGGCACGAAACAGTGCTAACACAGCAAAACTGCTTGCAGAAGAATTGACCGGATTAATTCTGGATACAATTGTCTATCCCGACACTATTACCAGCTATGTTTCAACGATCAGAACAACCACAACCGGCTTAACGAACATTGGAGAACTGGCAACTAAGCACGCGGACCTGTTGGCTGGTTATGCAGATCTGTCAATGCTGCTTCAACTCGATATTGGTTGGGATGTTTACTGCCGTGCTAATGAGCGAGAAGTTTCAGAACTGCCGATCTCTATTGCCATTGGTGATGTGAATATTACTAAATCGCTTGAGGACGCTGTTAACGCGCTTAATACATCAAGTTTAGTCGCTGCAATGGGGGAGATTAACCAGGCCCTTAACACTGGCTCAGAAAGCTCGTCAGGCTCTGGTTCAGGCGGCGGCACTGCCACTCCCCCACCAGCACTAACAGAAGAGCAAATTGAATCTCTGAAAGTAGCAACTGAACAGTTTGGGGTTGTTTTCAACCAGACAACAGCACCCACAACTGCGTTACAACAGCAGTATGAACGAGCGAATGAAAGCGCCAACGTAGCCATAACTGCTTATAACCATGCTATCGGTACCGCGCTTGCGGAAGCATCAGCAAATAAGGCCAGCACAGCCAGCGCAGTCGCCGCTTTGGTTCCTGATTCTGTTCTTGATGAATTAAACAAAGCGGCACGGTAACAAAGGACTTCATTGATAATTTTTCTTCAGGAGGAAGACATGTCATTCTTTTCTACGTTAAAAACAGCTTTGTCTTTGAAGGAGAAACTTGCTGCTACTGGTGTTCTTGTTCTGATTTGCGCACTTGTTGGTGCTGGGTTTGCATGGGAACGTCATCAGCTAAAGCAAGCCATGGAGAAAATTGGCAGTCTTGATCAGGCTGTTAAGGAACGTGATAAGTCAATAATGGATCTTAACCAGACCATTGAGACGATGAACAAAGCAGAGCAACATTTTCACAGCCAGGAAGTGAAAAATGAATCAGAACAAGCCAAATATGCTGACAGGCAAATGGAACGAAAAGCTGAAGTTCAGAAACAACTGGTTGCGGCGGGTAATGTTCGCCAGCGCATTCCTGCTGACACTCAGCGGTTGCTCCGGGAGTCGATCAGCGAATTTAACGCCGACGCCGACAAAGGTTAACCACCCTGCCCCCAAAAGTGCGTTTATGTGCAGGATGCCAGAGTTTAGCAGTGAATATTTTGATGATCTGCCAGCGTATATCCTCGATACAGAAACGATGCTGATGGGGATTAACAGGAAGAATCGCAACGTTAATGATTACAACCGCGCTATCAGCGGTAACTAAAAGGGATTTTTATGTCTGATAAAGTAACAGTAAAGCAAACTATCAACAAAGCGACTTCAATCTACAAAATTGAGCAAATCACTGTTGGCAAGCCAGGATCTGAACAATACCGTCGTGCTTTCGAGCTTGCCGATCAGCTTGGTTTAAAACACCCGGATTGCATTGAGCATGTATTTCCGACCTATGCTGATGAGCAATGTACTCATGTTCTTACCGAAGAGGATTTTTTCAGCACTGAAGAACGAGAAGGCGTTGATCGCTGTATTGGTGTGATTTGCTCTTCAGTGAGTTATGAGTTATTCCCTAATGTCCATGAAGATGGTGGTATTGGATACCAATTCCTGTACGAAGGCGATGAGCTTAAATGTTATGAACATGGTCTTCTCATCGAAAGCGTAGAATAATATGACTTCCTTCCAACCGGCTTTGTTGGCCGGTTTATTCAACTTATCCACAGCATAGACCCAATAAACAGATCCTAAAGAGAACCTTGTAAGATCCAAAGAAGATCCCGGATCGCTGTAGGCCGCGTCATTTCTGGCCTGAAATGAGATCAACATTGACTATACGCGATTTTATGTTGACTGTGCACGATTTATTGTTGACTGCACGCGATTTATTGTTGACTATACGCGACAGAAACATTGACTGTACGCGATTTTAGAGTCTGAATATTCACAGCTGTTGATAACAGCCATCCAAATTGACGTCAGGCCGCGCCACACATGGAGAAACCACGATGCCGGAAGAAAGTAAAGGCTTCCTTAGCGTTGAAGAAGTTGCAGGAAATACAGGAGAAATCCACAGCCTGAAGCCCAATAACAACAGCACTATACAACCCATCGCTTTGTTGCGTTTAGGTGTGTTTGTGCCAACCTTAAAATCTACCAATGTGGCGCTACGTCGCGGATCGTCAGTTACAACAAACACAACGAACGCAACCGAAGAACTATCAAGCCTCAAAATTGTTGAGCAGGAAGGCTATGAGGGAATTGAAATTCATGGTCCACGCCTGGATATGGATACTGATTTTAAGGTGTGGGTGGGCATAACCTCCGCGTTGTTTGACTACGCACCTGATGATGACGGTATCATCACCCTGCCATTCTCCGAGTTTGCCGATCGATGCGGCTATCCACGTAAGCGCCTTTCAAAGGCGTTCCGTAAAAGTATTGATGACTCTCTGACACGCATTCAGCAGACAGTTGTCAAATTCCGCTTCCCGGCGGCAAAAGGTCATCTCAATAACATTAACGTCAACTTGTTGGCATATAGCAGCCTGAATACCGAGCTTGATGTTATTGAGATCCAGCCGCAGAAACAGCTATCTGAACTTTACTATGTTGACTATAAGCGAATCCTGAAGCTGAAGATGCTGGATAAGCTCGGGCGCAAAGAGACGGCCAAGGTACTGTATACATTCTTTGAGGCTCTACCCGCCAACCCTGCACCTGTCAGCATTGAGCGCCTTAGAGCGAGGCTTAATCTCAAATCATCCGTTAGCGTGCAAAATAGCGTTATCAGAAAAGCCATGAAAGATTTGGAATCTATTGAATATCTTAAATTTTCAGAGATAAAAAACGGCAGGAAAATCGGCTTCCAGATCCATAAGCGCAATCCATAATATTGACTATATGCGATAGCGAGAAGTTGACTATAGGCGACATTCGTTGACGCTGGTGGATTTTTGCTGGCGTCAATATTCTGCAAGTCGCTATTGAGATGGCTTTTAGGGTCATTTCATCGCGTATAGTCAACGTTTCTCCCGACAATATCTTACATAGTCGATCTTTGGTGGAGTTAAATCGACTACAGTCAACTTTTGACTGTAGTCACATCGCGCATAGTCAACTATTCACATTAACCTTCGCGCATAGTCAACATTTGCGCGGTTCTCATCAAGCAGTGGTATTGATATGCAAGAAGAGAAACAACACTACCTCTACGTTCTGGTGCCAGAGAACGGAGATACTTTTAAAATCGGCATTTCATGTGGTCCATTGGCACGGTTTAAAGGGCTACAAGTGAGTCCCGATTTTGCGCTTTCACGGGTCTATCGTGGTACGCGTTTGGCAATGGTTAATCTTGAGCGGGCTTTACACGCAACCTTTTTCCCTTGGAATGCGCCGTGGGAGAAAAGCGCCGGTGGCGGGCATACTGAATGGTTTACACGAGAGTGTCTTGATAAGGTTTTGGCTCATATCGAATATCTAAATGATATGTGGGGAGGGATTCTCGAGCGCATTAAGTAGAATGATTTACTTCAGCGTCCAGTAGATGCTGCTCGCTCTTTCGAAAAAGAACTGGATGTTACTTCTATCGTGACTTTCAAAGATGACGCAGGAATGAGGGACGTGGCTTATGTCTCCATATCTGGCTATGAACCGGACGCGATCCGCGCTCAATGTGAATTGCTGAAAGCAATGTTTATGCTTCGGACTAAATATCCCTGGGAGACAGGGCGGGTGTGCTTCCCTATGGAAGAGTTAACCGCCACCATTGATTCTCAGCTTTACCACGATAATCCAGAGAAGTTTTTTAGCCTTTTAGCCGGTAATGGGCTTAACTGTGTGTCCGGGCTGGGGCGAAGTAGAATCCAACATGCCTCGCTCTTCGGTCCCTTCTTTTACGATCGACACGGGTACTTTGAGGCTGAACTTCCGGCGCTTACGCGTGCTATAGATACTATCGATTTCGAACGATTATTCGCTGCTCTTAGCAAATAACACTGATGCCCCTGAACGGGGCTTTTTTGTGCCTTTCTTGTAACTCTCAATCGTGCAAAATGAACAAAACATGCAGAGAATGCCATGTACAAGCATCTACGCATACATTATTATTTTATGCAGCATTTTTAATTAAATTCAAAAATACAGCATAAAGGATGACTTTCGATGAGTGATTCCAGCCAGCTTCACAAGGTTGCTCAAAGAGCAAACAGAATGCTCAATGTTCTGACTGAACAAGTACAGTTGCAAAAGGATGAGCTACACGCGAACGAGTTTTACCAGGTCTATGCGAAAGCGGCACTGGCAAAATTGCCTCTACTGACTCGAGCGAACGTTGACTATGCCGTAAGTGAAATGGAAGAAAAGGGTTATGTTTTCGATAAACGCCCTGCTGGCTCTTCAATGAAATATGCGATGTCAATTCAGAACATCATTGACATATATGAACATCGCGGAGTGCCAAAATACCGGGATCGCTACAGCGAAGCGTATGTGATTTTCATCTCCAATCTTAAAGGCGGTGTGTCAAAAACTGTATCGACGGTTTCTCTGGCGCATGCAATGCGTGCTCACCCTCATCTTCTGATGGAAGATTTAAGGATTCTGGTTATTGACCTTGATCCGCAATCTTCAGCAACGATGTTTTTAAGCCATAAACACTCTATTGGTATCGTAAACGCAACATCTGCACAGGCTATGTTGCAGAATGTAAGCCGTGAAGAGCTGTTAGAGGAGTTTATTGTTCCTTCTGTTGTACCTGGGGTTGACGTTATGCCTGCGTCGATTGACGATGCCTTTATTGCATCCGATTGGAGAGAGCTGTGCAATGAGCATCTACCGGGTCAGAACATCCATGCTGTCCTGAAAGAAAATGTGATTGATAAGCTGAAGAGCGATTATGACTTTATCCTCGTTGATAGTGGTCCTCACCTTGACGCCTTCCTGAAAAATGCTTTGGCCTCGGCCAATATACTGTTTACACCTCTGCCGCCAGCAACTGTCGATTTCCACTCATCGCTTAAATACGTTGCCCGCCTTCCTGAGTTGGTGAAACTCATTTCGGATGAAGGCTGCGAGTGCCAGCTTGCGACTAACATTGGTTTTATGTCCAAGTTGAGTAACAAGGCAGATCATAAGTATTGCCATAGCCTGGCTAAAGAAGTGTTCGGTGGGGATATGCTCGATGTCGTCCTCCCTCGCCTTGACGGTTTTGAACGTTGCGGCGAGTCTTTTGACACTGTTATTTCAGCTAACCCGGCAACGTATGTTGGTAGTGCTGATGCATTGAAGAACGCGCGAATTGCCGCGGAAGATTTTGCTAAAGCAGTTTTTGACCGTATTGAATTTATCAGATCTAACTGAGGAGTAAGAAACCCCCATGTCAAAGAAAAACAGACCAACAATTGGGCGAACCCTTAATCCTTCAATATTAAGCGGATTTGATAGTTCTTCAGCCTCTGGCGATCGAGTCGAGCAGGTATTCAAGTTATCAACTGGTCGCCAGGCCACATTTATTGAAGAGGTAATACCTCCGAACCAGGTAGAAAGCGATACCTTTGTTGATCAGCATAACAACGGGCGTGACCAGGCATCTCTTACGCCAAAATCATTAAAAAGTATCCGAAGCACTATTAAGCATCAGCAATTTTACCCTGCAATAGGTGTTAGACGGGGTACAGGGAAAATTGAAATTTTGGATGGTTCCCGGCGTCGAGCTTCTGCCATCTTAGAGAACGTAGGGTTGCGGGTTTTAGTCACGGACCAGGAGATCAGCGTTCAGGAAGCGCAAAATTTAGCGAAAGACGTTCAGACAGCATTGCAGCACAGCATTCGAGAAATAGGTCTGCGTTTGATGCGAATGAAAAATGATGGGATGAGTCAGAAGGATATTGCAGCCAAAGAAGGGCTGTCTCAGGCTAAGGTCACGCGTGCTCTCCAGGCAGCGAGTGCTCCGGAAGAATTAGTCGCCCTTTTCCCTGTGCAGTCGGAATTAACCTTTTCGGACTACAAAACGCTTTGTGCTGTTGGCGACGAAATGGGGAACAAGAATTTAGAGTTTGATCAGCTTATTCAAAACATATCCCCGGAAATAAACGACATCTTATCCATTGAAGAAATGGCCGAAGATGAAGTTAAAAATAAAATCCTGCGCTTGATAACAAAGGAAGCCTCACTACTCACGGATAAAGGTTCTAAAGATAAGTCCGTAGTTACTGAATTATGGAAATTTGAGGACAAGGATCGCTTTGCAAGGAAGCGCGTGAAAGGCCGTGCATTTTCTTATGAGTTTAATCGACTTTCAAAAGAGCTACAGGAAGAACTCGACAGGATGATTGGGCATATCCTTAGAAAGAGCCTCGATAAAAAGCCGAAGCCTTAAACTTTCGCCATTCAAATTTCACTATTAACCTACTGTTTTTAAAGTAAATCCATCTAAAATTTCAAGGTGAAATCGCCACGATTTCACCTTGGATTTTACCTTCCTCCCCTACTCCCGAAAAAATAAAAAAATTGCTTGTCACGAGAAAGTCAACAAGTGACTTTCAATAAAATCTCTTCCGAAAAGGGATTCACACAAGTGCCTTGTGTTTAAGGAAGAGTAAATTGAGTAACTTACGCGAATACCAGAATCGTATTGCAGATATCGCAAAACGCTCTAAAGCTGTGCTTGGCTGGGCAAGCACTGCGCAGTTCGGTACTGATAACCAATTCATTAAAGATGATGCCGCGCGTGCCGCATCTATCCTTGAAGCTGCACGTAAAGACCCGGTTTTTGCGGGTATCTCTGATAATGCCACCGCTCAAATCGCTACAGCGTGGGCAAGTGCACTGGCTGACTACGCCGCAGCACATAAATCTATGCCGCGTCCGGAAATTCTGGCCTCCTGCCACCAGACGCTGGAAAACTGCCTGATTGAGTCCACCCGCAATAGCATGGATGCCACTAATAAAGCGATGCTGGAATCCGTCGCAGCAGAGATGATGAGCGTTTCTGACGGTGTTATGCGTCTGCCTTTATTCCTCGCGATGATCCTGCCTGTTCAGTTGGGGGCAGCTACCGCTGATGCGTGTACCTTCATTCCGGTTACGCGTGACCAGTCCGACATCTATGAAGTCTTTAACGTGGCAGGTTCCTCTTTTGGTTCTTATGCTGCTGGTGATGTTCTGGACATGCAATCCGTTGGTGTGTACAGCCAGTTACGTCGCCGCTATGTGCTGGTGGCAAGCTCCGATGGCACCAGCAAAACCGCAACCTTCAAGATGGAAGACTTCGAAGGCCAGAATGTACCAATCCGAAAAGGTCGCACTAACATCTACGTTAACCGTATTAAGTCTGTTGTTGATAACGGTTCCGGCAGCCTACTTCACTCGTTTACTAATGCTGCTGGTGAGCAAATCACTGTTACCTGCTCTCTGAACTACAACATTGGTCAGATTGCCCTGTCGTTCTCCAAAGCGCCGGATAAAGGCACTGAGATCGCAATTGAGACGGAAATCAATATTGAAGCCGCACCTGAGCTGATCCCGCTGATCAACCACGAAATGAAGAAATACACCCTGTTCCCAAGTCAGTTCGTTATCGCGGCTGAGCACACGGTACAGGCGGCGTATGAAGCACAGCGTGAATTTGGTCTGGACCTGGGTTCCCTACAGTTCCGCACCCTGAAGGAATACCTGTCTCATGAACAGGATATGCTGCGTCTTCGCATCATGATCTGGCGTACTCTTGCGACCGACACCTTTGACATCGCTCTGCCGGTTAACCAGTCCTTTAATGTATGGGCAACCATCATTCGTGGCAAATTCCAGACTGTATATCGCGACATTATTGAGCGCGTTAAATCTTCTGGTGCGATGGGGATGTTTGCTGGTGCTGATGCAGCATCTTTCTTCAAACAGTTGCCGAAGGATTTCTTCCAGCCAGCCGAAGACTATATCCAGACTCCGTATGTTCACTACATCGGTACCCTGTTCGGTAACGTGAAAGTGTACGAAGTACCTGCTGGTATTTGTAAGAACTTAACGACAGAGAACATTCAGTTCAGCTCGATGGATGTGCTGTGCTACGTCCGTGATGAAAATCCGGGTAAAGCAGGCTTCGTGACTGGTGATGCTGTCCCGGCTATCCCGTTCCAGCATCCGACCACTCCGGCGCTGGTCAACCGTACCACACTGTGGGGTTCGGCTATCAACGATATGCACCCACGCAACGGCGCTGATTACTTCACTCGTGTAACGCTGACAATGGCCAAAAAAGGCGGGCTTAACTTCATAAGCGGCGACACGATTGATGCCGGTGACTCTGAGTAATCAGGGGAAGTTCTCCGTTTAACATAGCGCCCCCGTGCGGGGCGCATAACAGGGAAAGTTATGTCTCAATATTCAATTCAACAGTCATTAGGTAATGCATCCGGCGTCGCGGTTAGCCCGATCAATGCCGATGCGACGTTATCTACCGGTGTTGCATTAAATAGCAGCTTGTGGGCTGGTATTGGCGTATTTGCGCGTGGCAAGCCGTTTACTGTTCTTGCGGTTACTGAGTCCAATTACAAAGATGTTCTCGGCGAACCGCTGAAGCCGTCTTCCGGCTCACAGTTCGAACCAATTCGCCATGTATACGAAGCTATTCAGCAAACGTCAGGTTATGTTGTTCGTGCTGTTCCGGATGATGCGAAGTTCCCGATTATTATGTTCGATGAATCAGGCGAACCGGCTTACAGTGCGTTGCCATACGGTTCTGAAATTGAACTTGATAGTGGCGAAGCCTTTGCTATCTACGTTGATGATGGTGATCCGTGTATTTCACCTACCCGTGAGTTAACCATCGAAACGGCAACAGCGGACAGCGCGGGTAATGAACGCTTCCTCTTAAAACTGACCCAGACGACTTCGCTCGGCGTGGTAACGACCCTGGAGACACACACTGTGTCTTTGGCGGAAGAAGCGAAAGATGACATGGGCCGCTTGTGTTATCTGCCTACGGCTCTGGAAGCCCGTTCTAAATATCTGCGCGCGGTTGTTAATGAAGAGCTGATTTCGACGGCGAAAGTAACAAATAAAAAATCGCTGGCGTTCACTGGTGGTACCAACGGTGATCAGTCGAAAATCTCAACCGCTGCGTACCTGCGTGCGGTTAAGGTGCTGAACAATGCGCCGTACATGTACACCGCTGTTCTCGGCCTGGGTTGCTATGACAATGCGGCGATCACCGCGTTAGGTAATATCTGTTCTGATCGCCTGATTGATGGCTTCTTTGATGTCAAACCGACATTGACGTATACGGAAGCGCTCTCTGCTGTTGAAGATACCGGTTTACTTGGTACCGATTATGTAAGCTGTGCTGTCTATCACTACCCGTTCTCCTGCAAAGACAAATGGACCCAATCCCGTGTGGTCTTTGGTCTGTCTGGCGTGGCGTATGCGGCGAAAGCTCGTGGCGTCAAGAAAAACTCTGATGTCGGCGGTTGGCATTACTCACCGGCTGGTGAAGAACGTGCCGTCATTGCTCGTGCGTCAATTCAACCGCTGTATCCGGAAGATACCCCGGACGAAGAAGCAATGGTCAAGGGCCGTCTCAATAAAGTATCTGTTGGCACCTCTGGCCAGATGATCATCGACGATGCTTTAACTTGCTGCACGCAGGATAACTATCTGCACTTCCAGCACGTCCCATCCCTGATGAATGCAATCAGCCGTTTCTTTGTCCAGTTAGCCCGACAGATGAAGCATAGCCCGGACGGTATTACTGCGGCTGGCCTGACTAAAGGGATGACCAAACTTTTAGATCGCTTTGTCGCCTCCGGCGCTCTGGTGGCTCCTCGTGATCCTGATGCTGACGGTACAGAACCGTATGTGCTGAAAGTTACGCAGGCGGAATTCGATAAATGGGAAGTAGTCTGGGCCTGCTGCCCGACTGGCGTAGCCCGTCGTATCCAGGGCGTACCGCTGCTTATTAAGTAAGGGAATACAATGAGCAAAAACTTTTTTCAATCCGGGGCATTTTTGGGGAATGGACTGTCTCGTTTCGCTTTGAACTCTGATCCTGTGCAGCTGATGGAGTCCGCCCGAGCAAGCGCCGAACAGCCAACAGATCCGGTTATTAATAATAATCCGGAACCGGCGGCACAGACTAACGATAACGTTCCATCTGATCCGGCTCCTGAGCAAATCCTGGAAGGGAAAGACGGTAAAGAATGGACCGTCGAACAGGCGCACCAGATGATTCTGGAAGCTGCAAATAGAAGTGCTATGCAGAATGCGTTGAGTGATGCGGCCGACGCCGTTTTCGCCTGGGCTGATAGCGGTGATCTGACTTTCGACTCCCTTGATGGTTTCGTTCAGGCTATCGCTGGTATCTCTGATGACGACGACTCCGAAGTTACAGAAGAACAGGACGATGCCTATAACGAAGCATGGGCAAATGTTGCTGACTTCCTCGCAGCATGCGGTGTAGATGATGACCTGATCGAAGCACTGGCTGACGATGAAGACGACGACGCAGCTGCTGATGTTGGTGCCTCTATCGCTGGTTTAGATAGCGACGACCGCGACGAACTGGAAGCGGCGTTTGTTGTTGCTGGCACTTCTGATGAAATGCTGACTGAAGCATTTAAGAAGGTTGTTCGTAATGGTGAGATCAAACTCATCCGTAAACGCCTGCGTAAAAAACGTCTGACTGCGGCTCAAAAATCGGCGCTGAAAAAAGCACGCCGTAAAGCCCAGACCGGCGCGGCAAAACTGGCCCGCAAAAAGTCAATGAAACTGCGCCGTAAGCGCCTTGGCTAAAGGAGGAGGCCGGAGAACTCCGGCCTTTAACTTGAATGGCACCTATACCTTATGGGGTTTACAGCCAGGCTGACGGTGTATCACCATTTCTGAAAGTTACTTTAACGAACTCTCAGTACCAGGTTACCGGATATATCAGCCAGGGAGCGGCAATGAACATGGCCCAGAATTGGGAAGCGCCGTTTACCGGTATGTCCATGGGATCTGTTTCTGGTGCTCTGGGTGGTTTTGTGCAAGTAGGTACTGAAACAACGTCGGTTGCCCGTTGGAATAGCTTAATGGTTTGGGAAGGGGGGACTCCGCCGACGTTCACGCTGCCTGTAACTTTCATTGCTTTGAACAATCCATTCATTGAAGTTTCAGGCGCTATCGCCGCGTTGACAGCCATGATTAGCCCGGAACTAAAAGCGGCCAATGTTGGTGGTCGAATCCCGGAGCGCGTGACGCTAAACATTGGTCGCCGGATCAACATCACCGATGTCGCCATCCAGGACTTAAGTTTTGATCTCGATGCGCCAAGGGATAGTAATGGATATTTCCTGAAAAACACCGTCAACCTCCAGTTGACCGGTTCTTCGATATATAACAGCTCCGATATTGTTCGGGCGTTCCAGTAAAAGGATTTTATATGGGACACAATAACACTAAGGGAAACCGTAAATTTATTAAGGGCCGCTATACTGCCAACGCGGCCAAAGGCGAACGACTGGTATCTTCTGAATTCCAGCTCACTTTTGCAGGCCGTGAAGATATCAGCGTACTGGTTCGTACGTCGCAAATTCCTGAAATGACCCGCGAGGATGTGGAGGACTATGGTCCGAATGGTGTGAAGTTCAACCAGCACGGACCAATTCGAAACTCTGGGGAAATCCAGGTCCAGTGCGTGGAGACTATCGAAGGCGATATTCTTCAGTTCATCAAGGATCGCATTGCGGCGAAGGACTATGTTGATATCACGATGGCTGCTACCCCTGAATCCAAATCTTCCGGGGTTAACGCTGTGACAAAAGCTGCTACAACAATTGAAATGTTGGACTGCAAAATCTACAGTGATGCAATCGACTTTAGTACCGAAGATGTGACTGCCGCTGTGCGCCCGTCACTTCGTATCGTTTACAACTGGATTGAGTGGGATTAAGAGTCACCCCTTGTATTTTAAAGCTCCTACGGGAGCTTTTTTGTGCTTAAATTATGCCGGTATAGCGAAATTTTGAGCATATTATGGAAATTGATTTTTCATACTCTCCTGAAACGATAGAACGAAGATTCGAAATAATTGGATGCAAAACTATTTCAGAGGAGCATTATTGGATTCTCTATGATGCCAATACATGGTTATGTGCCTTAGCAGAATGTCGGCCATCGTTATGTGCAGGGGAGGGAGGACTTCGACATAAGGTGCTGGCTACACTTGAAGTGAACACGTTACGATATTGGTGTGTCGAAATACTTAGGGATAACAAAGAATTACATTTATTATTGCTGAATAAGTGTGCGCCTCTGCGCAGGAAAGCATAAGAAAACCCAACCGCCATACTGGAATTATCAGAAGAATATGTGCGGAAAGTTATAGCTAGCTATTGAAAAGCTAAAGTAGATCGGTTAGATTTACTTTACTCATCTACCATGCGTAGAAAGAGCGATCGAACCCGATACATAGCAATATGTGTCGGGTTCAGCTTTTTTATGTCCCAAGTGCTCTTTTTCTGCTTTGTTTGAGTGTTCTGATTTTACTGTCATAGGTTACAACATAGGCTGTTTTGAGAAGCCAATAGTCTCTACGTGCGGATAGCACAACAACGTAGTTTTCACACTCGTTCCAGATTACCCACTCTTCAGTTGGTCCTCGTCTTTCAGACCAACATGATATATCGCAATGGTCATAATTCCTTATCATATGCGCGATCCAGCGGATCCGCTTACACCGTTCAAGATCTGGTATTCGTTCTTCTTCTATTTTTCCCTCTGATACTAAATGCCAAAATCCGAACTCTTTCCCATCATATTCCGGTGAATAACGTAATCGAACAGGGAGACCCTTAAACGTTATATTAGAGATTAAAATATCTTCTCTAACAACATCATATACATCGTCTATATACTCTTGCCAACTTCCATTGAAGTACAATAAATCTGGCATTTGAAGCATCAGCGAGCCTCCCACACGAAAATATTAAATTTACTTTCTGTTGGAAGAGTGCTTTTTAGTAACTCCCTGTTTGTATGTGATTTTATCCTGTTTATGACTTGGATTTTTCCCGCGTTGCTATTCATTCCTCGATGAACGTAGCCTAACGCACCAATGAAAAGATCCGTTAGCTGCAATTGTTGCACTTCATGAGATCGTATATGTTGAATTCTGTTTATCGACTCATGATTGTAATCATAGCGATCATTGTGAAGAACTCCTCTTAATTTCTCAATTTTTTCAATACCTAAAGTATCTTTTATATCTAGGTAGATATTGTATGTGTTGTTACTTTCTATTATGTTTTTTAAGACATAAAAAAACATCTTATAATAGAAAGTATTATGATCTTGATGGAATCGAGCATGGTCCAGTTGCTCTTTATCAGGAACAACAACACCTCTAAAGCGCAATGCTGGGTTGCTGAAGAAGTAATCTACGACCTCTAAGTAAAATTCAACTTTGGACGCAGATACTTTAGTCCACTTGATTTCGAAATCAGGTTTTAAATTGTGTTTTAATTTTAATCCCTTGATGTCTCTAGCAATTTTTTTTGTGATAGTGCCAGGACACCAAAGCGCACCCAATACCATGACTTTATTATGATCATTTAGTAGGTGACAGGATTCATCGCAGAATACATTAAATGTTCTTCGGTTCAACATGTTAACTCCACTTATTGTTAGGTAGAATTGTCCGTTAGTTGTTTATTAATTGCAATAATTGGACGTTCTGATTTGCTAACTACGTCATCTTACCAGGACGCCTATGAGTTTTCCTCATGGCAAACTAGAGGTGTTGAAAGTATGCATGGTTATAATTAGAGCAATCTATCACCCTCTGAATCCTACCGGTATACCCCATTGTTCGTTATCTTTATTTTTGGCTAATACCGCATTAAGAGCTTCGTTTACCGTCATGCAATGCGGTAGATTATCGAAGTTTGATATCCAGCCAATATCAGGAGAACGCTTGTTCTTCAGGTAAGCATATTTCCGCGCTGCCGCCTCTACTTTCTGCTTGAACTCATGTTTTTGAGCGCGTTTTTTGGATAACCGCAGATTGTCAGCCTTTGCTTTTGCTTCAGCGATCCATGAAGTCAATTTTTTGAGTCTGGTCGTTCCGGCACCGCCGGAAACTGATCTTTTTGTTTTTTTAACTTGTGACTTCTTATTCTTTATTGCCACGTCATCCTGACAGGGGGAGGGGGTATCATTTTGACATGGGGGTGTGGATAAAAAATTAAATAAAGCCAATGTCTTAGCGAGAACAGCTTTAACCTTGGTTGCCGCTGAAGAGATCTTTAATTTGCTTTCAATCAGCGCATTTTTGGCTTGTTGTGCGAAGGCCAAAAAGGATGGTGTAAACCGGTACAGGTTAGCGCGACGTTCACGGTGATCGCCGATAACAATCTCTACAGACAGAATTCCTTTGTTTACAGCTTCACGGAATGCACGAACGACGGTTGATTGGCTATAACCAGTTTCTGCCGCGATCAGGCGGTGAGGCTTGTGAATGAAGTATTCACTGGTTGTTGCCGCTAGATTTGCACATTGCGACAGGATATGCCCGGCGCTACGAGATAGACCGGAGTGTGTTACAAAGCAGGCCAATTCATAGCCAGAAAAAGTAAAATCGCTCATCGTTATACAGCTCAGGAAAGTGACTTTAGCCAGCATTACAATGCTGGTGGTTCTTACTACGTCTGTTAGCGCGTTGCCGCGACAGGTACCAGCACACCAGCATCAAGCAATCGCTTCATCAGCCACTGCTGACCTTTGCCGGTTATACGAGTCGTGAAAGAAATCCTGCTTCCATTGCTTGTATCGATCACGGTTTCTTTAAGGGTGAAATACCCACGGGATATGTATTCTTGTTTGGGGACGTTCCTGCGTTCACCGGTTGCGATCAGAATTCCGTTATCACGCAACCAGGTGAAGAGATAGTTTTGGCCCAGGCCGAGCACTTTGGCATAGTTGCCGATTAGAACCCCGCTGGCGGTAGCAACGCGTTCGGCGAATTCGACTTTAGGCGCATCCATAAGCATTTTTTGCTCCAGCCGTTGCTTTTGCTCTGCCAGGTCGGCAGCCAAACGGAGAGCTTCAGGGAGACTCTGCGGAATAGCAGGTTGTAATCTTCCGGCTCGATAGTCGATAAATGTCTGGTTTACCTTCAGCCGAAACGCGGGAGAAATCCAGCCTGCGTACTCCACAGCGAGCAATTCATGGGCAAACGTACCGCCGCCACGGCCTTCGAACGAAACTATGCAATTCTGCATAGTTTCTTTTTCAAGCTCTTCGATGAGCTGTTTAGCTGACAGCGTTCTTAGCCATTGAGCTGGCGCTTTATGGGCACCGAGTCCGCTCGCTCTGTGTAGAGCATTAAGGTTGTAACGGCCAGCGCGGTCGGTCGTAATTTCAACACCACAAATAACGGGCAGAGTGGTTGAAGGATCGACATTTTGATGAAGGTTTGATATATTCATATCCGCATTGAATGTTTGTTGCATTTTTTCTCCAAATTTGCATCAACCTTCAATCACCAGCTCGAAATGGTGATTCTTTGCACTTAGAAAACGAAATTTATTAGAGCAAATTTTTCTGACTCGATCCAGATCGGGTTGGACGATCTGCTCAGAAACCTGCCAGTTTGCTGGCAGGTTTTTTTCTTTTGTTAACCTATTGCTACTGGTTTTAACAAACCAGCATCAAGTAGCTTGCGAGTTAACCACTGCTGGCCTTTACCCGTTAATTGGGGCGTCAGCCGTATCTGGTAGCCATTTTCATCATCCAGCACCACTTCTTTCACCGTGAAATACCCGGCGTTAATGTACTGCTGGCGCGGTACGTTTTTGCGCGCACCAAAAGCCATGAGAATGCCGTTCTGGCGCAACCATGAGAAAAGGGCGTTTTGCTTAAGTCCAACGACCTTTGCAAAGTTCCCGATCAGGATTCCATTAGCCGCTGATACCCGGTCGGCAAAATCGACTTTAGGGGCTGCGGCCACCAGCTGTTGTTCCAACTGCATTTTCTGTTCTGCCAACTCGGCAGCCAGGCGTAGAGCTTCTGGTAATGTTTGGGGGATCGATGGGGTAGGGGAGTTTGCCTGCTGCAATTCTTCCAGTTTGTCGATCAGCGAACGGCGGACCGCTTTTGACTCGCGCGCGGCGACTCGCAAGGCTTGTTTGTAGGTCATGGTGATGACCTCAAAAGAGCGCCCAGCCCTTGTGCCATGGGATTTTGCACTTTTTGTGTAAAATTCACCTTCAAGTTCATCGAGTATTTTTTCGATGAATTTATTGTTTCTAACCTCTGGTTCTCCACATAACTTGCGTGCCTCATTGACCATCTTCAACAATGTTTGGCTGTCGATTGTGTCTCCGGTGTTGGGGATGACATTCACGGCTGGTGTTGGCGTAGCTGACGTAACAGGTGCTGGTTTCTCAACATTCAAATTTTTACCGGTCACTCTATGTGCCTCCTTTCTCATTTCTGCTGCCACCGTTGCGTAACGTAGACGTCCTTGTTCAATCAAATAATCCCTGATCTCGGCTATCAGTAGCCTGTTGATCACAGCCTTATCTGTTCGGGTATAAAAACGCCTGGTTATCATGAAATAGTTGGCAATTGCGCCGGGGATCTCCCGTGTCGGCATACAGGCAGTATGCAGGGCGATTGCTTCGGCTATGTCATTACGGGTGACGAGAGGTTTTTTCATAAAACCCCCTGAACGTCGGCAGAGAAGGGGAGGTTCCAGTAACTAAGTGAATTGCGCGAGTTAGTTGAAAAACGGGCAGTAAAAATGCAGGGGCCATCAGGCAATTGAGAGCGTGCTTCGTCTTCTGTTGCTGCGATAACGAAGTGATAGTGGTGTTTTTTACAGGAATAGAAACGCCAGATGAATTCTTGGCGTGCGCAAGGATTGGCATTAACCATAGTTACGGCCTCACTAACAGGTTTAACAACCTGCTACCCGCTGTCAAACAGGTGGCAGGACGTGACAGGGTTGACAGACTGGCGTTAGTGAAACCAGCAGGCCGAAGCCTCCCCATCACGCCCCACCATAATTCGGGCGTAACGCGGTTTACGGACACAAAAATACCGCAATATCGGAAATCTGCGGTTGTCCGCACTAACATTCAGGCTGTCAAACCTGGTCGCAGAATTTGCTACGACGGCAGAACTATAAGCCTGAACGATTAAAAGGTCAATATGATGCGAAAAGATAGCATTCGCGACTTAAAAATACAAATTTATTAGAGCATTATTTGTGCAATAAATGCACAAATGGATCTAATAACCTCTTTTTTTTAAAGGCGAAAATATGTACCCTAAATGGGTTATAAGGCAGGTGAGATTATAATGAGAAGACTATTACTACCGTTATTATTTATGGCCGGGACTGTTAATGCAGCATCAAGCGTAAAGGAGATTTGTACCGATTATACGAAATACCTTGGGCACGTTTACGCCTTTGCGATCAATGACTATTAATCCATGCGTAGGAGTGGATTTATGCTGATTCGTTTGTTTTTAGTGCTTTCCTTTTTAACATTTAATGTTTTTGCTGATGAAGTTGACTTTTCGAAGGTAGATTGCAATTCAGTGGAAACAAGAAAAGCTCTTATTGAAGAATATAACGAAATATTATCGTCATATGGAATAACAGTGGTTGATTCTTATAATCAAAAAACTATTCAGAAAGGAATAAATAAACTGGTTTGTTATGGGGTTTACCAATATTCAGATGGCTCTTCGGAGTATGTTATTTATAAAGCATACCCAAATAGTCTTGGTGAATTGATTAGTGAGTTTAAACCGATTAATGAGTGAATGGAAAATGAAATTATTTAATGTAATAACATTTTGTTGTGCTATTTTTGCTGGAAGCGCGATAGCTGATAATAAATTGCCAGATTGGCTTTCTACTTCAAAAAAAGATTATGATTTAGTAAGGGTGTTCTATTTGTCTGGATTTGCCTCGAAAGCAATGAATAATCAATTTGGTTATCATTTTCCATCTGAGTTGGTTAATGATTTTAAAGATAATGAATTTGCCGCTCAGGAAAAATGGAATACAATTTCAATTGTATATGGTGAAATAAAATCCATAAGAATGGTGAATAATGAACCAATTGTAGAGTTATTTACTCCAGGGGAAAATGCAACGCCACTAAATTATATCAAATTGAAAGTGTTGGATTCAAAACAAAACTCTCTGTTAAAACTAAAAAAAGGGGATGATATATATGCAGTGTGCTCCGGTGCTAATTTTAGGTTAGTGCCAATTCTGAGCAACTGCACTCCAGCAACTGACGTCATTGATGCTGCACTCTCTTTTTCTGGTGAATATATGTTCCCTGCTTTTGATTCTTTTTCACCTACTAAGCAAAACGTCAAATATATATTCACAAATCAAGATCCTGTTCAGATGATGAATTTTATAGGGTACCTATCCTTAGTCGATACAACGAAGGATAAGAATAAAATGGATATGGTTCGTAAGTGTACGCCTTGGAAGCCGGAATGTTCACAACAATTCGTTGATGTAATGGAAGGATTTGATAACATCATGTATAAATATGAGAGGGAATTTAAAAATTACATAGAATTAAAATAGTATTTGAAATGATAGTCAATTTAAGTTTTAACAAAACGCCCATTAAAGGGCGTTTTATTGTTTTACTCAAAACAACCTGACTCAAAACAACCTGATTGTGTGATAACCATATGATACTCCTCATTCCATCTACACTACCTACTCTAACTTAATGATACCATATTACTCCCGGACGGCAATATTCCCACTCAATGGACAAATGACTACTCGTAGAATCGGGTAACACGCCAGATTCTACGAGGTTTCAATGACACCACGACAATTACTCGAAGACGTCAAAGCCCGCTTCACACCTTTGATTGCGGATGAACCTGCCTTACTGGAATCCCTGCTAAGGAAAGCATTGGGAACCTACCAGGATAGGGCGGGGCACATCAAGCGGATACGTTTCACCGATCAGGCCAGTAAATCACTTGCTTGCCCAGCTGATTTTCTTGCGCTCGTATCGGTTACAGATCACACCGGCGATCTTGTCTACTCCGATGTTTACGATGGGAATATCGAGCTTGAAGATACCCATCGAGCGGTATACCCACTGAATGTGTCATATCTGGCTAATTTGCGTGATATGGATCTGGATAATGGGGATGTGCCACCTGAAATCATTGGGTTACTTTCTGACTATCTGGAAGTGCTAATCGCGATACCTAACACTGATCGCCTGCGAAGAATATCTATCGCGGGGAAACTCGATGCCAGTAATTTATCCGACGAGAACACGCTGTATCAGCGAAAGCTGGATCTGGAAGAGAAAATGAGCGCAACAAGGGCAATTATCCCGGGAATTGTTCTTTTCTCATCCATGTTGAAGTGAGGGGGCTGATATGGGGCTTAATGTTGCTTCAGTAAAGTCTTATGTATCTTCGGCATTAACGACGACATTATTTGGCTCCGGCGTTGGTGAGCGGGAAGTTGGTAAGCTGACGTCAATCATCATGAACAAAATGCTGTTCGCGCAAGGATGGCAGTTCTCTGTCGAAGTTGATGGTCTGGAGGGGGCAGACTTCTTTGCTAAAGACATTACCTACCACGATTACAGCATCGAATATGAAACGATTAAAATCGGCGGAGGGAATATCCTTCAGCCAACGGAGCGTTCGCCTGGGCAGATAACAATGATGGTCAGGGACACTGTTGATGGCCTCGTTTTGGACTGGTTTAAGACGGCAAAAAGTCGGGTGATCAATCCTGACGGTACCGGGAACATACCATCTAAATATTTGCTCAATGTGCGTATTTATCGGTTGCTGTCTTCCGGCTTAACCAAACTGGAAAATGAGATGACGGTATTCCCGGTCACTACCGGCGATGTCACCTATGCGCGGGATCAGGTTACGGAATTTAAGTCATTCCCAATGACCTTCGCATTGCACAGCACGTTTAACCAATCCTCAAGTTCTTTGGCTTCCCTTCTGGGCTTTAGTTTTTCTCTTTGAATTAAGGAGCAAGGATGCTTTTACCCCTTTTCCCGCTACCATCGCGGCCAACTGAATTGATCCAGTTCCGTCAGCCAAATATTGCTGATGCGATGCGTTTCAACTCGATAACACCGGAGGAACAAGAACAACAGACAACGGCATATTTAAAAGCCTTGCTGGCTGAACCCGTGAAACATGATCCCCTGACATGGACGGCGCAGGACCGGATTACCGCGTTATGGTGGATATTTACTGGCTCCCGTGAAACACCGGTCGAGACATTCACCTACACCTGTAAACATTGCGGTAAAGAGCATTATTACGATTGTGATATGAATGCTCTGGCTGAAGATATCCAGGTCCTGGAAGTGGAACCTTTCATTGACGATATTGAGGTGTCTGTAGAGGGAGTACCTTATCAATGGCGTATCGTGCCGCTTGATGGTTGGGCAATGGAAATGCTGGAGATGCGCCGTGCAGCATTGCCACCTGAAGACGACGCGGAATTCAAAGAAGCGATCGTTGATTTGCGTTTTTGGGAATTCGCTTATCAGTGTGAGCTTTATAACGATGTTAGTGGTACTCGTGAAGATCAGGCTGAGCGTCGTTATGAAACGATCAAACGGATGGCCATTGATACTGAATTTATGAAGCTGGCGGCACACATCCGGCTGGCTCATGAAAAGCTCGAACATGGTTTACCGTGCTACATCGATAAAGGCGAAATGCGTCTTCGTCTCCCGCCGCACAAATGCCCAAACCAGGATACAAAGGAGTCCACAGAGGGTGCGTACACCCGTCTGTGGGTGCCCTTTCGGGCTACCGACTTCATTCCACAGGTGGGGATTGAAAAGCTATCAGACCTTAGTGTCCAACCTGGTTTTGTATGGGGGTATACCGATTCAGGACGCTGAAAGGCTTACTGAATCCTATGCGTTTTTCCTGTTGGAGAAACTGGAAGAAAAACTTAAACCGAAACGGTAGGCGATAAGATCATGGAAAGAAAAAACGCCAATATTGACGATGTTATAAGGACAGTTGAAACCGCCAGCGCGAAAGAGCTGGAAGAGCTTGCAGGTATTCGGGAAGCTGTTGAAGATTTGAAAGGGGAACGAGTTGCAACTGTTGATCCTGTCTCTCGCAGTGTGTCGGCATTAAATCGCACAATCGAAAATTCCCGGCCAGACTTTGTGGCCAATGCGCCATCCGTGGACCCTATTGTTGAGGCAATGAAACGGCTTAATTTAGGGGACGTTTCTCGTGTAGTTCAGGAGGATGTTGCTCTAGAGGAACCGCAGGCCAAATCAACTACGCGAAAGGGTAAAAAACGACGCAAGAAGGCTATAACAGAAGATGTAAAGGCGCAACGGACCGAAGCAGCCGAACACGCTCGCGAAATGTTCGGTCAAAAAGGCGGTGCGCAAAAAAGCCAAAACCAACGCGATGCGCGTGGTCGTTTTATTGGAAAGTCAGGGAGTAAGGCCGCAGCGGAAGATGCCCGTGCTGAACGTGCTGAAAAGGCCAGGCGCAAAGAGGATGATGAGCGTCTAAATGCTGAATCAGGTTTATTAAAAAAACTGTCAAAAGTAGCTGAAGGCATAGGTAACCCTTCAGAGACTCGTGCCGTCGATGCGTTAGGTTATGCCGTTGCTGGTCCATTGTGGGCAGCAGGGAAGGAGCTTGGCGGGATATCAAAAGAAGTTGGTGGATCGCTTAATGGTGCCAGAAAGTCTATTGCCGATGTGATTCGTGGCAATGACGATAACAGCCGTAGAAAAGGTTTTTTTAGGCGTAAATCGCAAAATAGTGCCGATGTCGTTCAGATTAACACCCAAAAACGGACGGTTCAGGAACTTCAGGATCAGACCAGCGAAATTAAAGAGGGCAATGACAAGATTCTCAGCGCCCTTGATCAGATAGCCAAAAACACCGGGAAAAAGAAGGGCGGCTTGCTGTCCAAATTATTTAGCCTGTTAGGGAAGGGGGCCGGTGGTATTGCCTCCCTTATTTTTGGCCGTGGGGCACTAAAGAAAGTTGGCTCGATGGCACTCGGCGCTTTAGGTATTAAGGGGGTAGGGAAACTAGGGATTAAGGCGGTCGCAAAAGGCGCTTTACGTGCAATTCCGCTAGTCGGCACGGTGGCTGGAGGTATCTATGATGCGGTAACCGGTTGGAATGATATAGAAGCGCAACGCCGAGCGTTTGGGCTTAAATCAGGACAAGATCCATCATTCCAGCAAAAAGCCGCTTATACGTTAGCTAATGTTCTTGATATGGGGGGACTGGTATCTGGTATTAGCAGCGCCATTGGTGAGGTTCTCAAATCACTTGGATTTGAGGATATCGGCAATATGTTGCAATCATTTTCGACGGAAAGTATTGCCCAGGCCATTGATAGCGGGGTTACCAACTTAGAAACATATATTTCTAATCTTGGCGACACCATTTCTACCAAGTTCGATGATTATACAGCAAAGATTGGTGATGCTATTTCTGCATGGTTCAGTGACACCACAAAGAATCTGAACGAAAAATTAGACGCCATCAAAAACTTCTTTACTGTCGATAACCTGAAACAGGTTTTCAGTGATGCAATTGATAGTGCAATTGATTTCATTAAGAATCCTGGGAAATACATTAAAGAGGCTGGCAGTAATCTATGGAGTGCCGCAAAAGAGCTTTCAGGTGAGGTTGCAGATGCCGCTGTTCAGAGCACCCCTGTGGCCTGGGTTGCATCAAAGCTAGTCAACAAAGCGGATGCGAAAGAGGTTACACCTGAATTAAAAACACCAGCTAAAGAAAGTCAGGAGGACAATGCTCCTAAGACTGAATATACCCCTAAAAAGGCTAATATTGTCACTCGTGTTGTAAATGCATCCCTAGATACGGCGAAAGATAGCAATAAAACAGTTAAAGAAACTGCCAATCAGATTATCAATGCAAATGCCGTAGAAACGGGCAATCGCGCGTTGCAGAAAATTGATAATGCTATTGGTCAAAATAGCTCATCATCATCGTCGCTTAATACTACTGGCACCAGGAATGACATTCAGAAAGCTGCGGATACCTACAACAATGGCAACTTAGATGTAAAAGTCGGAAGCCTTGGCGCTGAAGGTAAGGCAAATCTCGATAAGTTGGCTCCGTATTTTGCTGAACTAGAGAATAAATATGGCCTTCCTGAAGGTACTCTTTACGCGATCGCTGCAACTGAATCTGGTGGTGATCCTAACGCAAAATCTACGCTTACAAGATCACCAAATGGAAAGCTAAGTGGTGGCGCTCTCGGAATGTTCCAGTTTACGAGCGTTGCTCGTGAGGAAACTGGATTATCCCGGGAAGATTCTTTTAATCCGGAAAAATCGGCAGAAGCTGCGGCTCTTCTCATGAGCAAGTATCTGAAGCAAGCCAATGGAGACTTAAACGAGGCCATCACTGCATATAACGCTGGGTTTGGCACTATCAATAAGTGGAAAAAAGGCACAGGTGACTTATCGAAAGAAAACCGTGAGTACGCGATCAAGGTCAATACTCATCGTGCTCGCTATTTGGGTGGTGAAATCTATACACCTGGAGCAGGAGCACAGGGTGGGGCGCAATATGGAGTGAGGGGACCACTGCCTGATAACGCCGTTATCGATCAGTCTACTGGCCTGGCGTTTACCCCTGGTGATAGCCCGTTTGAGAAAGGCGGTCTGGTAGACAAAATCGGCAATGCTGTTGGCGTTAACGATCTGGTCAACAAATTCATGAATGGCCGGGGGATGCGTCGGGAAGTCGTTCAGGGAACCCTCGAAGAACGTGCACGAGGAAGGGGAACCGCAACGGCAGCTGGCAATGTGTATGTTGATACACCTATGCCAGTTGAAGAGGCACGTCCGGTAGCAAACAACTCAAGTTACTTTGACCAACTCGGTGCACAAATGGGGATTGATGGGCTGTATGACAAACTCATTAATGCCCGGGGAATGCGCTCAAATAATTCTCCTCAACCAGCCTCCACGTCCCAGGTGACGACTGCCGCCAACGATTTGCAGCAACCAACCGGTCGTATGCAGATAGACGGACAGGTTATTAGTGACCTTGGCGGCTCCGGTGCCAAGCCGACAATGCAGTTGGCTGATAATACCGTTTCACTTGATGGTGAAACGAAGCGGCTGTTTGCGCAGATGACCTCATTGCTTGCCAGGATTGAAGAGCACACTAAAGACTCGGCGAAAGGCCAGGGAACTGTCGTAAAGGTCAGCACGCCTCAACCGGGCGTTATGCGCACGGTGCCACTGTCAATTGATGATCCGTTGATGAATGACTACGCGAGAGTTGATTGATGGCCAACAATAACGAAATTGATCCTTTACTGACGCTGGAGTTATCCGGCGTAAAAACGTATGAGTCCCAGGAGGAGGCCTGGGGCGCTCGTTTATATGAGTGGCTGAACACTTATCAGGGTGAGGTATACGGGGATCCGTCATGGGGCAATGTTTTACCGCAGTTTAAACACGAACCGACCAACTTGTCGCATGTTCAAATTGCGGTTGAGGCAATGCTGTTGCAAAAACTGACGGTAGATTTACCTGACATACCGATTTCTGGCTTGTCAGTAGCCGAGGGAGATGCTTTTGATAAGTTGAAAATATCCATTCGTATCAGGGATATAACTATCACACAGGACGTGGTGCTATGAGTAAAACAACACCGACTAAAGACAGTATTCGTGCAGAGTTTGAAGAGCTTGTCGAGAAAGATTCATTCTGGTCGAAGTTTGTCGGCTCTCAATTTGTCTCGATGCTGACATTGTTTATTACCCAGATTGTCTACAGGTGCTTTCAGTATGCCGATGCGGCGCTGGCTGAAGGCTTTATATCGACCGCGACGCGGCGTTCCTCTATCCTGGCAGCGGCAGAAACGAATAGTTACGTTGGTACCAAGCCAACACCGTCATCGGGGATGATTGAGATCACCGCCACAAGTGAAGATGCCCCAGCGGTAATCCCCAAAAACATGCCTTTAATATCTGACGACCAGTACCCTTACATGACTATGGATGTATGCAGGTTGGTTGACGGCACCGGTACGGTAGAAGTGGCACAGTTGGAAATCCAGGAGGTGACATATACCGTTACGGCAGCCAAAGAATTTCTGGAAGTCGTGTTATCAAAGGCTCTCACTGCTGTCTGCTATAAGCTGGAAGTATTCGTGACGACCGATGGTAAGACCACGCAGTGGTCTTCCAGCACTATGTTCCGGTTAGCCGGTAGTAAAAGCCAGGTCTACGTTGAGTTTTATAAGCCATCCGAGCAGTTGGGGGTTCGATTCGGTGATGGGCTAATTGGGCAAATACCGCCAGAAGGCTCGACCATTACACTTAAGGTATGGTGCACCAACGGAGATATAACCCTGGTTGCTGGCCAAAATCTGACGCCTGTCGATTCTGCGGCTAATTTAGCTAATTTGATTTCAGTTAAGACAACGACACCCATAACCGCAGGTACCGATGCCGAAACAACGGAGATCACACGTAATCGTGCACAATATTACCTTGCCTATGATGATCAGGTCGTATGGGGCGGGGACTATACGTATTTTCTGGTGCGTAACATCCCGGGACTGTCCTGGGTAAAGGCATGGGGCGAAGGCCAGCAAGAGAAATTAGATGGTGCTTATAATGTTCGGAATATCAATAAGATATTTATTTCAGGATGGCATCCAAACAAAAGCCAGTCAGAGCTTGAAGAAATGATCCTGGCTGCCTTTAAGAAGGTGCCGAATGAGTTGAACAAGAAATTCTCGTATAAAGAGGTCAGAAAACTCCCCTTTAAGATCACCATCACTGGGCGGATATCGGCAAGCCTGACCATTGAGAATGTGACCGATGAGCTGAAGTCGGCACTGGAAACAAAATTTGGGCGCGACTCAACTTTCTTTGATCCGAACCGCGTCGGGAAGTACATCCTGATTAAGAAAAAAGACGTTTGGGCGTTTATCGAAACGCTGGGTTATTTCCGCGACTTTTATCTGGAATTTGTCGAGTGGAATGAGTCCAACGGCTTTTACGATTTCGTTTATCTGGATACAGAAAACTCCACCTTTAATATTTCGTATGAGGAGGAGTGATGCAGCGTTCCTGGTTTAATAACCGGCTTACATCAGCTAAGCAAAAGTCATTGCTCTATAAATCATTGGCTGATTTGGTTCAGTCAATGATGGACACCTTTGTTGACCCATGGTTGGAGCGAATTACCAACCGGAAGTCTATTTTCTCCATGAGCAAGGAGGATCTGGAGACCAGGACAAATGAACTTGGCCAGTTCTTTACTATCAGAACCTCGGACTCATCTTCCGTTCCGATGTTGTTACAACAGCGGCTTGATGAGATCCACTTTAAGGGAACTGAACGTCCTATAAACCAGACAATTTACCGCGAATTTAACGGTATTTCTGTTTTATGGGATCCGATATATGCACCGGTGGACCTTGAGCGTCATCCCTATGGCACAGTTCTAATACCAGAAAGCACATTGGAGACTACCGGCGGCACATTCGGCGAGATGTTTCTGACTTCCAGAGGGATGATCAGTATTCCCATAAACGACCTGGCCCGGACAATGGGTATTACTGGCACGATAGATCAGTCCGCAATTACAGAAGAAATTCTCAGAAAGTTTAATCAGTTCGTAAAGCCTCTACTGCCACTGCATATAGTGTTTGATGGGCTTACGCTCTATTTGTCGGTTGTTGTAAATGAACAGGCCGACATGATCACTTTGAACGAGATTTCTGATACCGAAAAAGCATTCTGCTGGTTTGAAACTTCGGATACAACTTCGCTTACTGGAGTTACGTCGATTAGCGCCCCGATCACCGCAACGCCTGGTGGCACTATTGTGAAAGCGACACCTACGTTTGATCGCACCCGCGCAGATGATTTGTTGCTGGATAGCGACGCCTGACAATCACCCCGTCCGCAGGGCGGGGTGACAAGTTACTTCTCTTACAATGAGGCTTCACAACAGTGATTAGGGAAAATCATGTCTGACGTCTCAACAAACCTCTATAAGAGTCAGTTGTTGGACTATTACTATCAGCGGCGCGCTGAATCGTCCATTAACAAAGGCTCTCGATTTTTAATCAGCAAGGCCGTTTTCGGTACCAGTTCTCTGGTTACTAAGAAAGGAGATGGCACTTATGAGATTGGAGAACTGCCAAAGGCTTTCGATCTGGCAGAACTGACCAGCCAATTTTGTACCATCAACCTCGTGCCAACCTACTCAGGTGGGATAATTACTGTCCGAATGGACCTTGATCAAAGCCAGTTGCAGGAAGGGAAAAACTACCCATTCAACACTCTGGTTGTTCTGGATAACGAGAACAAGCCAATCGCCATTATTTGTGTCCAGGAAGACTCGCTGTATGTGGGCAAAACATATACCGCAGTTATGGCCATAAACACGACTACAGCATAAGGATATGCTTGATGAATGACGTTACAGTTGTTACATCGGTTACTTACCCATCACCCGAGTCGTTGGCTCTGGTTGCTGATGTGCAATACCACGAACCATATCTGTCAGCCGCGCTAAACCGAAAATTCAGGGGGATTGTTGACCCGGGATTTTATGCCGGTTTCTTACCTAAGCCTGGCGGTGGGATGAACCTGTTAATCACCTCAGTGGATGGAGATAAAACCGCAGGCGCGGCGTCGGTGGATATTGGTGAATTCTACCAGGTAACTATTCAGCAATGTACGGATATTCCTCTTGCACTTAGTGCAGGCAAGAAATATGCAATTGTGCTGAAGGGAAGATACCTCCTTGGAGAGGATACCTATCAGGTTAATACCGCGTCACATATTCATGCGGCTGAATTTGTTACCAGAACCTATACCGATTCATATCAGTTAGGAGATGGGGAGCTGCTTGTTTGTACGGTGAATATCCCTGCTGGAGTATCAGCCATTACCCAGGAGATGATTGATACATCCGAGCGTATTAACCGCACGATCGGCATTGATATCTCAGACTCTGTAACCAGTAGCAGAAGTGATGTTGCTGCAAGTTCGCTGGCAGTTAAAAAAGCCTACGATCTGGCGAACAGTAAGTATACGGCGCAGGATGCAAGCACAACGCAAAAGGGATTAGTTCAGCTCAGTAGCGAAACTAACAGCGACAGCGAAACAATGGCGGCTACCCCTAAAGCCGTTAAGTCTGTAAAAGATCTTGCTGATACCAAAGCGCCAATAGAAAGCCCGAGTCTGACAGGAACGCCAACCGCGCCGACGGCAGCGCAAGGTACAAATAGCACGCAGATCGCAAATACAGCCTTTGTTAAGGCAGCTATAACGGCACTTATCAACGGTGCACCTGGCACACTGGATACGCTTAAAGAAATAGCTGCTGCGATCAATAACGACCCGAATTTCAGCACAACTATCAACAATGCTCTGGCTCTTAAAGCTCCTTTAGCAAGTCCTGCATTAACGGGAATACCTACTGCGCCTACCGCTGCACAGGGTACGAATAACACGCAGATTGCTACGACCGCTTATGTAAGAGCTGCCATATCCGCATTGGTTGGTTCATCACCAGAAGCTCTTGATACCCTGAATGAGCTTGCCGCAGCACTTGGTAATGACCCGAACTTTGCGACAACAATGACAAATGCGCTGGCAGGCAAACAGCCTCTGGATGCAACTTTAACCGCGCTTGCTGGTCTTGCTACAGGCGCAAATAAATTGCCGTACTTTACCGGTACAGACACTATTTCTCAGACTGACTTAACGTCAGTCGGTCGCGATATTCTGGCCAAAACAAGCGTCCTTGCTGTTATCCAATACCTTGATTTAAGAGAACTTGGCACAAGCGGTGAAAAGATCCCCCTGTTGAGCACGGCTAACAAATGGGGTGCACGCCAGACTTTCAACGGTGGGATCACCGGGGCGCTGACAGGGAACGCCGACACCGCGACGAAATTAAAAACAGCCATAAACATTAATGGCGTCAGATTCGATGGTTCGGCTGACATTAATATCAATACTCTGGTATCTCGCGGTCGCGTAACGGCCCTAGAGGCGAATGCACAGGGAACATCCGGGATTCAGCTGTATGAGGCATACAACAATGGCTACCCTTCCCCCTATGGCAATGTGCTTCACCTTAAAGGTGCCACCGCTGCTGGCGAAGGTGAGTTATTCATTGGCTGGAGTGGCACGAGCGGTGACCATGCGCCCGTACATATCCGTTCGCGGCGTGATACTGATTCTGCCAACTGGTCTGAATGGGCGCAGGTCTATACGTCAAAAGATTCAATTCCCGGCGTCAATGCCAAAGGGGATCAGGACACCTCTGGTAATGCGGCTACAGCGACCAAGTTGCAGACAGCATGTACTATCAATGGCGTCTCGTTTGATGGTTCTACTGATATCACTTTAACCGCTGCGCATGTTGCTGCTTTTGCCAGAAGAGCAACGGATACGTATGCCGATGCGGATGGGGGCGTTCCCTGGAATGCCGAATCAGGCGCTTACAATGTCATTCGCTCTGCCGACAGCTATATTCTGGTTAACTTCTATACCGGAGTCGGAAGTTGCCCGACCTTGCAGATGAAGGCGCATTACAGAAATGGTGGTCTGTTCTACCGTTCTTCAAGAGACGGTTATGGTTTTGAGGAAGACTGGGCAGAAGTTTATACCTCGAAAAATCTTCCACCAGAAAGCTACCCAGTCGGCGCACCAATCCCGTGGCCATCAGATACCGTTCCGTCTGGTTATGCCCTGATGCAGGGGCAGACTTTTGACAAATCTGCATACCCGAAACTTGCAGCGGCTTATCCGTCAGGCGTTATTCCTGATATGCGTGGCTGGACGATTAAGGGCAAGCCCGGCAGTGGTCGTGCCGTATTGTCTCAGGAACAGGACGGCATTAAATCGCACACCCACAGCGCCAGCGCATCCAGTACGGATTTGGGGACGAAAACCACATCGTCGTTTGATTACGGTACTAAAACGACCAGTTCATTTGATTACGGCACAAAAACTACGAATAGCGCTGGAAATCATTCACACAATATACCTGTTGGTCACACTGGCGCGGGGAATGGTGTATCAGCCGGTTTTAACGCTGCGTTAGGTACTGGTACCACGTCGAGCGCAGGCGAGCATGCTCACAATGTATATATCGGTGCCCATAACCACACTATCGGCATTGGTGCTCATGCCCATTCTGTCATTATTGGTCCCCACGGACACACCATCACCGTTAACGCTACGGGTAACGAAGAAAACACCGTAAAAAACATCGCATTTAACTATATTGTGAGGCTTGCATAATGACATTCAGAATGAGTGAACAATCACGGACCATAAAAATTTATAATCTACTGGCTGGAACCAATGAGTTTATTGGTGAAGGTGATGCATACATTCCACCTCATACAGGTCTGCCTGCAAACAGTACCGATATTGCCCCGCCAGATATTCCGGCTGGCTTCGTGGCCGTTTTCAACAGTGATGAGGCATCGTGGAATCTCGTTGAAGACCATCGGGGAAAAACCGTCTATGACGTGGCTTCCGGCGACGCGTTATTTATTTCTGAACTTGGCCCATTACCGGAAAATGTCACCTGGTTATCCCCGGAAGGGGAGTTTCAGAAGTGGAACGGCACAGCCTGGGTGAAAGATGCAGAAGCAGAAAAACTGTTCCGGATCCGGAAGGCGGAAGAAACAAAAAACAGCCTGATGCAGATGGCCAGTGAGCATATTGCGCCACTTCAGGATGCCGTAGATTTGGATATTGCGACGGAGGAAGAGGCATCGTTACTGACTGCATGGAAGACATATCGGGTATTGTTGAATCGTGTTGATACAACAGTAGCATCGGATGTTGAGTGGCCAGTCGCCCCGCAATAAAAGGATAAAGCCATCGATAGAAATATTGATGGCTTCATGTACTCTATTTATACAATACAACACCGCTCTTTTTTGTTATATATGTGCAGTTCGATGGTATATCTTTATTTATAAAAGACATTGCACCTATTTTTACATTATCCCCAATTTTACGTGATAATCCAATGATGCAACAATTAGCTCCGATATCAACGTTATTACCAATTTTTACTCTTGAACCAGGCATGTCACCATCTACCTGTCCAATGGTAGTATTCTGTCGCAAAACCAGATTTTCACCAGCATCAACAGCAAAATGAACAACAATTCCAGTATGATGGGGAATTGTTAAACCTTTTCCAATATTTGCGCCCAATCCAATTTCGCAACCAAATCTGTTAATTATATTATTGTTTAACTTTCTGGCTGCTTTCTTATGTAATTTATTGCCATTAATATACATTTCATTAGCCAGTCTCCACCAGAAAAGGAAATTCCGATTGCGCTGCTTCTTCTCTCTTAATAGTCGCCAAACATCCATTTTTTCACGCCTGATGATTTCAGCCATCCAGTAGCTCAATAGAGCTTTTGAATTCCCGAAGATGACAAAGTGAATAGCTATTAAGTAACATAACATATTGCAACTGCCTATATTTTTTGGTTTCTATGTTTATATATTGACATTATAATTAAAACAATAATCATCAGTGTGTTACTGCGTTCCTGCTAAACTAAATCAACGCACAATGTAAACACAAATGTTAATTTTAAACTGAGCGCTAAAGGGATGTCAATATTGTATTGATAATGAGTTGCAAGATTGCCAACACTTTCTATATTTTTGGATGTAATAATTTATATTTTATCTATTTAGTGTTTCTTTAGACTTATTAAGGATGTCATTATTAATTTATGGCTTGCCATTTCTATACATATCTGTTAAAAATTTTGACTTGTTTGTTGAAAATAGATTTAATTGATTGGTTTATTTTTTACATGACGCTCTTTAATATAGCTTCAGGTATATATAAGCACAATGCATTATTTCCAGAGGAAATTAACAAAATTGTTAGCTCTTATTTGTTGAGCTTATAGATATTAATTAAGGCCCGATTCCGGGCCTTTCCTCATTCCGGCTTTTCGGGAAACGTTACTGGAAGGATGGAGGTATCCGTGGATTCGACTTTCTGCGCATAGAGAATCCACTCGGTTAATTTTTGTTTACCCTGAACGGAAATAATGCCTAGCCGTAACTGTGAGTCCCAGAGCTGAGTTTTATCCCTGACGAGCTGTAGCAGGCTTTGCTTTTCTTTTTCCGCTTGTTGTCTTTGCATGACCGGTTGAGAAGTTACTTTGCATACCATTACCTCCTGACAACGTAGGAGGGAACTTGTGCTTGACACACAGGAATTAGCTCCAGTTGCTATTGCGCTCCTGCTTTCAGTAATTGGTGGGATAGGCACGTTCCTGATGGATGTCCGAGACGGTCGCCAGTCTGGCAATTTGTTGGGATTGGTTACGGAGATCTTTGTTGCAGTGACAGCTGGCGCGGTGGCGTACCTATTGGGGCAACACGAGGGCTGGGAGTTATCAATTACGTACTTAATGGTAACGATAGCCAGCAATAACGGTCATGAGGTGATTTCAGGGATGAAACGAGTGAATATCGATAGCATTCTGAATGTTCTTACAAGTTTGGTGAAAAAGGGAGGTGGGAAATGATTGGCTGGGGTGTATGCGCTCTTGCGTTAGCCTTAGCCGATCGCTATTTGCTAAAACGCAAGGACATCACGCATTTAGAACTTGGTGATGTGGAAATTAAACCGGGTTTCATCCGGGTGCCGTTCAAATACCGGTCTAAATTCCCGTTTTTGCGCGGCGCAACGGTCAGATATTGGATCCGCGATGTTCAGAAGCCAACGACAGTGATTGAAGGCGAACAACGTTGTCTGACGTCGGCTGAACAGGGCGAAAACAGTGAATGGTTGTACATACCCACTGAATATATGGGTAAAGGAGAACGGCTGTGGCATTTCAACGTCATGGTTACGCATGGCGACTCGTTCATTAACCCGTTGTATCGGATTTTCCCTGTTACTCAGCAAATCCGCAGAAGTTACGTAATAAATCTCGCACAGGATGTGTCAGATGACGAAAAATAAGTATGCAACGGTCGATTTTGACCAGGTTAATGAAAAGGGGCTGAAATCCCTTATCGCGGCGATCAATAAAACCGGTGTTACGGTAATTGAGGTTGACTCCAGCAACCGCGCAACAACGAAAGATGGCGTTAAAGTTAAAACCGCAAAGCTGGTTCTTAACGACGGACAAATTCTTGCCATACAGGTAAACGATACTGGCGATATATCGTCTGTGAGGCTGAATGGAAAAGCTATTCCTAACGCTCAGTCGCCGGATATCAAGACGCTTGGTACCGTCATGGGGCAAGCGGCCCGCAAAAACTCCGCAAAATTCCAGAAATCACTGATCGCCAAAGCGAAACGTGTTGCCAATCCGGTAGACAAGAAACCGGCAGTAAAATCCAACTTTCAGCGCCTGCAAGAGGCAAAACAGCGGAATGCTCAGGTGGTTGCCGCTTATAAATCAGCGCAGAACTCGGTGTCTTTCAATCAACAGCAGATCACTGATTTGCGGGCGAAGCTGGATAAGGAGACAGGCCGACTCAATAACGAAAAGGCCCGAAATGGCGAACTCAAACGCCGTCTTAAGCAACTGAAAGCAGGAAATTAACATGGAACAGTTCAATATCAATAAAGGGGTGGCGATCAAGCCTGGGCTTGACGTGCTTCCCCCGCCAGTGACTGATGATGAATATCGCGCATTAATGGCCGGTGAGGACCGCTATCTGATGACGGAATCCAACACCCTGGAGGAAATCGAGGCTACGTTCTTCTATGACACGCCGATCCACTGGTGTGCTACGGATTTACTGGAGGCGATTAGTTCTACTCGTTTGCAGCTACACCGGACCATGCAGGCATTTGTCCGGGCATTGAACCAGAAGCTGAATGGTACCGGAATCTCTGCGGGGAGTGATAAAACGGGGGACGTGGCCCAGAACGGTGCACGCGCGATCGGCGGGGCTGAAATTGGCCGGGCGCGTAACGTTAACGGGCTGCCGGTTCTGCCAGCCATTATTCCGCTCAGTGATGGTCAGACTATCAGCATTCTGTTTCATAGCCCGACAGCGGAAAACCGGATCACCAATAGCGATACGCTGATTGCTTTCCAGTTCTTACTGAATAAAAAAGACGTTACTCATACCGTTGCTCCGATGAGTGGACGTGATATGACGCTGGCGCAGGTCACCATGAAACTTGCCAACCTTGCAGAGAAAAACTCGGCAAAATTCCAGCGTGCGCAGAAGAAGAAAAAAGCCCTGGTTGATGAAATAACCCAACTACAGGCTGACAGTGACCAGAAAGAGGATGCCATGAGCGACCTCGCGGATCAGGTGGCAGCGGTAGAAGGCCAGAAGGCAGATCTGGAGCAGAAAATTAACGTGGTTGCTTCGGAAGCGGATTCTCTTTATCAAGAAAATGAGCGTTTGCAGGCGGAGATTGATCAGCTCAATCGCACTGGTGGGCGCGATACCATTGCTCCTGCGGGGATGACTGGTGGGCACTCTCGCGTGCTGACGGATCGCCTTGCCAGTATCAAAAATCGTATGCATATGGACGGGGAAGCGACGCTCAGTAATGGTGCATCAATGAAGCAATTCATTGGGGATGGCGAAGGGTATATCCAGTTAACCGATCCGGATGGCAGCGTATACATGATCAAGGCTAAATCCATACAGGGTGTGGACATGGCAGATGCGATCGGCAAGCTGTTTAAAGCCTATAAAGCGGGTAATGTATCGGAATACCTGGTCCAACCAGAAGAACATAAACCGGAAAACGTCGAACCTGAACCAGCGGAGGATACCGGTAGCTCTTCGCCTGAACCAGAAGTCTCTGTAGGTGCATATCGATATGCCCTGCAAATGCGTCCGGCGGCCCCTGGCGCAATACCTGAAGGTAACAAAGCAATTCTGCCGCGCCCTGATGAAGGTGACCCGTATTATGAATATGCACGCTACGGCATTGCTACTTACGATACCCCGCTTTCTGATCAGCAAATGAGTGAGTACGACCTGAAGTTATTGCCTCGCGAGGATTCTTTCGACTTCCTGGCGAAGACACTTACTAATGGTCCGTTTGGCAAATATGCACAAAAAGCTCTGGATCTGGCCACCAGCTCACCAGACGAGTTCCGCGTAATGCTGAAAACTCAGTTTCAAAAAACTTTCCCCAATATTGCGTTTCCGGGGGGCGCTGGCACCGAGAAAATGGTGCAGAGCATGATCAATGCATTGCAGGCCGAAGTCGGTGAGATTACTCAGCCAGAACCTGCCCCGGCACAGCCTGATGAAACGGTTAGCGAAGCAGATGCAGAGGCTAATAAAGCCATTGAATATCTCAATAACGTGATGGATATGCAAAGCACTGACATGGCGGAGATCCGTAACGCCCGGGGTAATGTCCGGGAAGCGATTGCAGCCCTTCAGGCTGCCGGGCGTTTTGAGGAAAACGAAGAGCTGGTTAATGGCGCTGCTCGCCACCTGGCTGATCTGCTGGTAGCAATCCAGAAAGCGGGGGTAGCGGCATGACACTATCAGCTATTGAGTTAATGGACCTCAGCGATAAGTTGGATGCTCTGATGTCCAAAGCGGCTACCGCGAGTGGCATGGAGTTGCTGGATATCAGCGATGAAATTGACCAGATCATGCAACAGATGGGGTACGGCGCGTCTGGCGACGGTAGTGGCGAGGAGAAACAACCTTCGGAACATGATGGTGTGCCAAAACTGGTTGCTGATTTCCTGGCTGATAAATTCGTCGATCAGAGCACCGATGCATTTATCGGTACGTTGCAGGACTTGAGTCAATATGTTGGCACATACATCGATCTGGACCAGGTTAAACAGCACACGGCGGCATGGATAGCCGCCAACATTAAAGAGGCAGCGTGACATCCTCCACGCCCCGAAGGGCGTGGATTCCTGCTACGTTCAGGCTGTCGCCTGAATCATTTCGGTGGGTTCCTGCTTCAACGGGCGGCCTGACTGCACCATCCCTCCACAGGCAAGTACGGCGTGTCCCGCCGCTAAAATGTTACGAGCGCCGTTTACATCGGCGTTCGCTGTATATCCACATACCTGGCATCTGAATTTACTTTGTGACAGGCGATTTTCTTTCGCTGTATGACCACAGCACGCGCAACGCTGGCTTGTGTACGCTGGCGGAACAGCAAGCACCTGACCGCCACGCCAGAGCTGCTTGTACTCAAGCTGGCGGCGCATTTCATACCAGCCCTGATCCAGTATCGAACGGTTTAAACCTGATTTTGCCCGGACATTGCGACCCGGATGACTTATCGTTCCCGCCGCTGACTTTGACATGTATTTAACCTTCAAATCCTCAATGACAATCATTGCGTGGTTTTTGCTGATGATCGTTGTGACTTTATGAAGGTAGTCTCTGCGGATATTTGCGATACGAAAATGCAGTCGCTGTATTTTGCGTTTCTGCTTCTGCCAGTTGTTGCTGAATTTGACCTTGCGGCTTAACTGTCGCTGAAGTCTCGCCAGCTTCTTCTGGTTTTTCTGAAAACTGTTTACAGGCTCAAAGACTGTGCCATCTGACAGCGTGGCGAGTTTAGCCACGCCAGCATCCAGCCCGATCATTGATGCTGAAGGGTGAACCGGAGTGGATATTTCACTTTCTGTCTGAATACTGATGTACCACTTACCGCAGGACTGGCTGACAGTGACATTTTTCACAACTCCCGTGACCTGACGGCTATTCCGGTAGCGCATCCAGCCCAGTTTCGGCAGAAAAATACGGCTGTTTTCCTGATCGAGCTTAACGCCCTGCGGGTAGCGAAATGCATCATTCTGTCCCCGCTTTTTGAATCGGGGAAAAGCAGCCCGATTCTGGAAGAAGTTTTTGTAAGCCCGCTCAAGGTCTTTCAGTGACTGTTGCAATGGCTGTGAGGGAGAATCTATAAGCCATTCGGTTTCAGTGTCTTTTTTCCACTCAACCAACCAGGAAGCCATTTTCGTGTAAGGGATGTATTTTTTACCGGCCTCATGATTCTCATTCTGAAGCGCCAGAGCACGGTTGAAAACGAAACGACAAGCTCCGGCAAAGTGCCTCATTTGACACTCCTGTTGACCATCTGGTTTTAACCGGAATTTGAATGACACCTGTTGTTTCATGTCACTATTTTAAGCAAAAATAGCCGGGAGGAAAACTGTGCCTTATATCCCCACTATGAGGAGCGTAGGGGGCGGCACATTGGATAAGGCGTAACAGGGATGAGCTTAAGCGATCAGGTGGTAATGGCCACCAGCATAGAAACGCTGATCGAGCTGCTAAAGAACCTGCCCGATTATGGGCGGGTTTCGTATGTGGTGACAGCGAAGGGAGACGAGGTAAAAACAGCGTTTGATATCGTCGATGCCTCAGTTCTTTTGGTATCCAATACTCTGGATGGGAAAATTAATCCAGACTATCCCCAGGAACTTCAGCCGCGCGACCGGACCCGCGCATCCAGCCTTCTTCAGGTTAACCAGATATCCAAAGATTTGCGGCCTGCTCAGCTTACCGATTCCGGTTTATCCAGCCATGGCGCGCCGATAATTGGTGAGGACAATGCCGTTGAGTCAGGTAATGGACGGACCATGGGGATCATCAAAGCCTATCAGGACGGCAATGCGGATCGGTATCGTGAGTACCTGATTGATCATGCGACCGAATTCGGCATACGACCTGAAAAGGTTGAATCAATGACGGCTCCGGTACTGGTGCGCCGCCGGTTAACTAAGGTTGACCGCGTTCAGTTTGCCAAGGACTCAAATATTTCTGATCTTCAGGAAATGGCAGCCAGTGAAAAGGCTTTTGTTGATGCCGACAGCATAACACCGGCGATGATGGCGCTTTTTAACCCGTCAGAAAGCGGAGATCTGCTTAGCCGCAGTAATGACGCGTTTATTCGCGGATTTATGACGCAAGTTGGTGCCACACAGGCGGCTGGCCTTGTAACTGAAGATGGGCGACCAACACGGCAACTTGTTGACCGTATACAAAACGCGATCTTTGCCAAGGCATATAAGGATGCGCGCCTGGTAAGGATGGTTGCAGAAGAACCTGATCCGGATATGCGTAATGTTCTGACGGCGCTTAATGCGGCAGCCAATGATTTTGTCCAGATGCAGGCTTTATCAGGAGAAGCGCACAAGCAGGCTGTGACAACTATTGTTGATGGCATTGAGACAGCGGATAGCCTCGATAAAAAGGCGCTGGCGGCATTGAAAGATGCGGTAGACCTGGTAAGGCAATCGAAGGAGTCAGGCCAGCATATTACCGATGTTATTGCTCAGGGGGATATGTTCAGCGAAACGGCCCCGGAAGTGAAAGCACTCGCGTTGTTCATCGTCGCGAATAACCGTAGCGCGAAGCGTATGGCCACCGCCTTTAAGTTGATGGCGCAACGTATCAATGATGAGTTACAGCACCAGGGCCAGGCGCTCGGGGATATGTTTGGCGGCGGCGATGTGTCGTTACAGGATATCCTTCGCCAAGTATCTCAGGAACTGGAAAACGAAGGTATGCAAGGGATATCTGGCGGTCTTTTCGAGTCAGCTTCTGGCGGTAGTTACAACGGTGTTGCTCCATATACCAGCTTGCTATTACATCGGGCATCCGGCATCAAAGACATTATTCATCTGATCAGGCTGCTTTCCCGTACAGATCCCCAGGATGAACAGCTTGTTCAAGTGCTTGCGCATTTTGTTCGAATGCCTGTTGCCGACGTGAAAAAATGGTGCCGATTATTCGGTATCAGCAATTCGTTACTTCGCGGCTTGTTAAATCACGCATCCTCCCTTGGGCGCGATGGCTTTGACGAGATAGCGCAGGCGATAAAAAACGGAGATATGCCACCAGCTATTGACTGGTTTTCCATTCGCCCAACCAGGGTGAAAGCATTCCTTAGCGCGGCGCATTCGGCATCACCATTGGCAGAAATGGTTCAGAGGTTATCGCTCATATTCACAGACCATACCGCGTTGGGTGATCTGACTCTGGACGAGATGAAAGAAGCCTCCATTCAGTGGGCCGATCAACAAAATGAGGTTAACTCAGACTTCTTGCCAGCATTCAGGAAGGCCGTTAGTAAAGCGGATGATGCCCGTGGAATTCTGAAGGCATTTAAGGCATTGCAAAGTCGGGTTAATAAACATGTCGGTGATATCGATGGGGTAACGGCGGAAGGCAGGGATATCCTTAAAGAGCACGGCATAACGCCAGAGTTTATTGATGAGATCAGGACGGATATGCAGCGTGAGGTCGTATCGTCCCTGCAAATTGTAGTCAGAGCGTTGGCGGATGCTAATCCGAAGAGTGCGGCCATTGTTAACCGGGTTATTGGTGATATTGAAGCATCGGAGGGCATGGGGGCGCTGAAACACTTCCTTTCGCGAGCGTTTAATCCTAACGGCAATATTCTCCCCGGCATTATTGGTGAGGCTAAAAAGTATGTCAGCGAAGAAGAACTTGAGCATCTTGACCAACTACTTAAGCGATTCTCATATAACCCGCAGACACGCTGGCAAATGAATCAGCGAAGTATGGGTTCGGTCCACGAGAAAGTGTTATCCGCCATGAACAGTGCGATCGCCAACTCATCCGTATCTGAAGAAAAAGCTCTTGAGTGGGCCGACTCTTTTATCACGGAAGAAGTGGAAGAAGCCCGCGCTGGACAGAATGGTGGGATAGACCTGCGCAAGGAACTTGCTGATATTTATCGCCTGACCGGCGGTAAAATTTCGACCTTATCAAAGGTGGTTCACCACCAGGGAAGGGCATATGCAAATCTTAATGGTGTTGTTGCTGTCAATTTGAACGATGAAAATGCAAGTGCACTGTGGCACGAGCTGGGTCATCATCTTGAGTACAGTAACCCAGGTTTGTTAGAGAAAGCCCGGTCATTCCTGAAGGCCAATGTTGAAGGGGATAAGCCATCTTTCGTCAATATCGGTGGGCGTGGCAAGCCTGAATGGTGCTTCAGATCTCGATTGAGTAATATTTATATGGCGAAGGTATACCCGCCAGCCTCAGTAAGTAACACCGGGAAAATTCGGCAGAAATCACCGACTATTTCCAAAACGTCAGCAACGGAAGTATTCTCTATGGCTCTTCAGTTGTATCATGGCAAAGAGGCCGCTGCCGCATCACTGATGAATGGTGACGGATTGCTGGAACTGTTATTAGGTGTGGCAAAGGAGCTAAATAATGCAGATTAAAATCGCAGCGCCATTAGGTGGAGATGCCATTATCGAATTTGATGATAATGAAGAAGTTTCCGGGCGTTTAAGCATTATCTCCGGTGACATTACCGAGGACATGATCGCTGAAGCCATAGCTGGGGCAAATCCCAATAGCTATATGGGATTCGTTAACACCCTTGATGCTCCCGCAAGTGATGTTCTCCGAACGCTGCATCTTTACGCTGGCTGGTTTGTTGATTGGCCAGCAGTAGATGGTGGCGATGAGGATGATGATGACGATGAAGAGGGTTTTAGTGATGAAACAGTCAACCAACTCTTGTATTGACAGGAATTGGCATAGAATTGATTGTTCAAATTTCATCCATCACATAGACGACTTCATGTTATTTGCCTGATAATTATGGCCTTAATAACCCATGTATATCTTTTGGGTTATATTCTTATCTTTAACAAGGTTATAAGAGCGACAATGATAAATTTATCACTATCGCTCTTATAACTCTTTGTTAGCTATAGCTTTAAACAAATTTAGTTTTGAGGCAATGCAACAAAAGTCAGCTCTTGATCTTTGATTAATGCTTTTGTTTGTTTGGATGTAATTCCCACTTTAGTTTTTACATCATTGTGGAGCTTCTTATACGCTTTTATTTCATCTGCTGTATATCGGAAGCCATTTGCACTGTTACTGGACAGTTGAAGTGCGATTACGTCATCACTGACACCCGCATCGCTTAGCTTAGCTATGCGGGTAATAGTGTGGCCTGCGCGAGTGTTTGTGGTGGATATTTTGTCTAAGAAATTGTTCAGTTTTTCCATTGTTTACAACCTCTTACTTGAGTTTATTGCCAGTAGAATTGCCACTATTCTTTTGCCTCAACGAATCACAATGTACTGGAATAAGAAACTATGAGCAATACTTACGCTTTGCGAATACAGAAGATGAATAATCAACTTATTACTAAAATGTTAATAATATTATTCTGTTACATAGTGTTCGCTATAACAATCGGGAGTTGAATGCTAATTCAATAAATAAAGAACCCGCCAATTGGCGGGTTCTTTTTAATCACTTTCCACTTCTTCCGTGGTGTTTTCTTGCAGTTCTGTTAATGCAGCACGACATAGGTTCCGGGCATTGGCTATAGCCACACTTTTGACTTCATCCGTCATCGTGCAGGTAATGTACTGATCGAGTTCTTCAGCGCGGATGATGCTTTTGCCAATCAGAAACTGTATTTGCCAGAGCAGATCGGCATCCATAATCAGAATTTCTGCCGGGCCTTCAGGGCCAGCCGGGAAGGAAACATAAGACTGTTTGCCCAGGCCGACAACTCGACAACTTGCTTCAAGAATTGCGCGCTTGAGGTCTGACTTTATAACGGAAACAGGTTGATTTTCACCAGTGATTACGCCGTTGACATGGAAAGGCATGTAGCTTGAAATACGCTCCACTTTCCACACACCAGCAAGCGATCCTTCATGCAGCACAATGGGGGTAACCGCGAGTTTCATCTCACCATATAGCTGCTGGCAGATAGCTGGATTGCTGAATACATCTAAAGGCTCACATTCAAACAGCGGCGCAATCTGCATGAGGTCCATCATGGTCATCCCTGGGGTACGAGCAGTAATGAATCTGCGCATACCAGTATCCATTGCGCTCCAGATTGCTACACCATGCTTTTTGCTCACTTCTTCAGTAAAGCCAAGGTGGCACATGATGGTTTTTTCGATAGCCAGATCAGAGATCGAAACCTTTTCGCCAGGCACACCATCATTATTGATGGTCACTTCGACACTCTGACCATTACGCAGGCGGTATTGAATTGCTTTAGTATTTTCCACGTTAAATCACTCCACTACAAACCAGTCACATGCCAGTAAGTCGCCTACAGAAGGAACCCACGGAACAACTACACCTTGTGCATTTTTTAAGGCGAAATAAGCACCATACGGAACGAGGTCGCCGGGGAAATATCCCTTAATGGCTTCCATTCGTGCCGGGTACTGTCCTTCAGGAACCAGCCAGCAGAATTGGTTTTCGCCGTTCCACCCGCGTCGGGCAACTTTCTTGCCATCCTTCAGCCACATCAGCGCGTCAGAAAAGTCGGCTGCTTCAAGGTCGATTTCTTCTTGTAGAGTAGCGATACCGCCAGCAGAAATAGTTACGTCCCTGGCTGTAATGAATGTCACCCCATTGTGACCTTCAATGCTGAGCGATACCCCATTTTCGAAGAAGTCGTTAGTCCGACTAAAGCCTTCTTCAAATGTTTTTTCTGGCGAATAGGACAGAGATCCGTCCTCATAAGCGACCAGATATCCGCCAATTTCTGGTCGGTGTTTTTGCAAAAATATTTTATCAACATGGACTTTTACCCCTTCTGGCTCAACGACTTCGATGTTGCAAAAAAGGACCACATCCATTAGGGCGATAATTTCGATATCTTTGATTTTTGAGGCGCGAACTGTTTTATGGCTTTTGTATTTTGGAAGTGCCGTCAAAAGCTCTTTCGTTGTCATGTTATTCATAGTCTTTCCTCTGCTTAAAACCTGATGTATTGCGCCTTCAGGTGGGTCAGGAATGTTTTCCCACCAGCGAACGCAATATCTCGGGGTGTTCTATTCGTTAAAAGCGCGTGCCATTGCCAACTTTGGCGTTTTTGAGCGAGTTCGTGCTTTTGTCGGCGTCTGGACCACCGCTTTTTTTTCAGTCGTTTTTTACACATTCAAAACGGAATATCGTCGTCAAAGTCCATTGGAGGTTCGTTATTAGCGTTGCTCTGAGGTTTACCGCCACCACTGTATTGCTGGTGGTTTTGAGGTTGGTTTGATTGCCCCCAGCCATTTGTGGACTGTGAATCGTCGCGACGAGCGCCGATCATTTGCATGGTGCCGCCCTGGCTGACGATAATTTCCGTCGTGTAACGTTCTACACCGGCGTCATCTGTCCACTTACGGGTTTTAAGTTTCCCTTCGATGTAGACCTGAGAACCTTTTCGTAAATACTCACTCGCAATTTCAGCAAGTTTTCCGAACAAAACGACTTTATGCCATTCTGTTTGCTCTTTCTGTTGGCCCGTTTGCTTGTCGCGCCATGATTCATTCGTTGCGATGCTGAGTCTTCCGACCGCTCCGCCATTTGGTATATACCTGATCTCCGGGTCTTGCCCCAGGGTACCAATCAGGATGACTTTGTTTACACCGCGTTGTGCCACTTATCTTACCTAATAAAATAAATTAATTAGAGCAATAATGTATATCTTTGAAACGTAGCTAACAAGTGATTTGCATTATCCTGTGCCTTCTAAAGGGATCGAGTCAGTCGGTATTGGCTGTGAATGGGTGTTTGTCCTGGAGCGTAAAAAATTCGCTTATGAGGTCTTTATGAAGGGAAAAACAGCCGCAGGAGGCGGTGCAATTTGCGCTATCGCGATGATGATTACCATCGTGATGGATAATGGCAATGTGCGAACCAACCAGGCGGGGCTTGAGCTTATCGGAAACGCTGAAGGTTGCCGACGTGATCCATACAAGTGCCCGGCGGGTGTATGGACCGACGGGATCGGTAATACACACGGGGTAACGCCTGGCGTGCGAAAAACCGACCAGCAAATCGCCGCTGATTGGGAAAAGAATATCCTGATCGCTGAACGCTGTATTAACCAGCACTTCCGGGGCAAAGACATGCCCGATAATGCCTTCAGCGCAATGACAAGCGCGGCATTCAATATGGGATGCAATAGTTTACGGACCTACTACAGCAAAGCGCGAGGCATGCGAGTCGAAACGTCCATCCACAAGTGGGCGCAGAAAGGGGAATGGGTGAATATGTGTAACCATCTCCCTGATTTTGTGAACAGTAACGGCGTCCCCCTGCCCGGGTTAAAGATTCGCCGTGAAGAAGAACGCCAGCTTTGCCTGACGGGGCTTGTCAATGAATAAACTCCGGCAGCTCCGCCGACTTTCGACAATGAAGTTATCGCTGGCGGCGATAGTTTTTGACTCGATTTTCATGGCGGTATATGTGCTCAATGAGACGTGGCCACTGGAACCACTATTATATGCCGGGCTTCGGCTGTGCCTGACATTTTTGAGCATGGCTGCAAGATTGATGCAGCAGAAAGAAACCGCTTCAGATTGCCCACGTCGCGCGGTGCGCAAATATATGGCACGCAGGCGAAGATGATTTAACCATTATTGCTCTAATAAATTTGATTTATTAGAGCAAATAACCTACCATCGAACACGGCTCTATTGATCTCATCGTCGTTCAGGCTTATAGTTCCACCGTCGTAGCAAATTCTGCGACCAGGTTTGACAGCCTGAATACTTGTGCGGACAACCGCAGATTTCCGATATTGCGGTATTTTTGTGTCCGTAAAACCGCGTTACGCCCGAATTATGGTGGGGCGTGATGGGGAGGCTTCGGCCTGCTGGTTTCACAAGTGCCAGTCTGTCAACCCTGTCACGTCCTGCCACCTGTTTGACAGCGGGTAGCAGGTTGTTAATTCAACTTGTGAGGCCGTAACTATGGTTAATGCCAATCCTTGCGCACGCCAAGAATTCATCTGGCGTTTCTATTCCTGTAAAAAACACCACTATCACTTCGTTATCGCAGCAACTGAAGACGAAGCACGCTCTCAATTGCCTGATGGCCCCTGCATTTTTACTGCCCGTTTTTCAACTAACTCGCGCAATTCACTTAGTTACTGGAGCCTCCCCTTCTCTGCCGACGTTCAGGGGGGTTTATGAAAAAACCTCTCGTCACCCGTAATGACATAGCCGAAGCGATCGCCCTGCATACTGCCTGTATGCCGACACGGGAGATCCCCGGCGCAATTGCCAACTATTTCATGATAACCAGGCGTTTTTATACCCGAACAGATAAGGCTGTGATCAACAGGCTACTGATAGCCGAGATCAGGGATTATTTGATTGAACAAGGACGTCTACGTTACGCAACGGTGGCAGCAGAAATGAGAAAGGAGGCACATAGAATGACCAGTAATAATTTGAATGTTAAAAAACCAGCATCTGTTGCTTCAGCTACGCCATCACCAGCTGTGAATGTTATCTCCAACACTGGAGATACAATCGACAGCCAGACGCTGTTAAAGATGGTTAATGAGGCGCGCAAGCTATGTGGGGAAAATGAGATCCGCAATAACGATTTTCTCAATAGAATTAAGGATGAACTTGATGGGGAATTTTACGAAACTTTCGTAAAATCCCATGGCACAAGGGCCGGGCGCTCTTTTGAGGTCATAACCATGACCTACAAACAAGCCCTGCGAGTCGCCGCGCGCGAGTCAAAAGCGGTCCGCCGTTCGCTGATCGACAAACTGGAAGAATTGCAGCAGGCAAACTCCCCTACCCCATCGATCCCCCAAACATTACCAGAAGCCCTACGTCTGGCTGCCGAGTTAGCAGAACAGAAAATGCAGTTGGAACAACAGCTGGTGGCCGCAGCCCCTAAAGTCGATTTTGCTGACCGGGTATCAGCGGCTAATGGAATCCTGATCGGGAACTTTGCAAAGGTCGTTGGACTTAAGCAAAACGCCCTTTTCTCATGGTTGCGCCAGAACGGCATTCTCATGGCTTTTGGTGCGCGCAAAAACGTACCGCGCCAGCAATACATCAACGCCGGGTATTTCACGGTGAAAGAAGTGGTGCTGGATGATGAAGATGGTTACCAGATACGGCTGACGCCCCAATTAACGGGTAAAGGCCAGCAGTGGTTGACGCGTAAACTGCTCGATGCAGGTTTATTAAAGCCTGTAGCGGCTGAGTGATTAAATTAAAAAGGCGGCCTTTCGGCCGCCAGTGATTTCAGATACCCCGGCAGCCGCCGGGGTTATTTTTGGTGGTCAATTAAACGGATTGATTGAATTATTAAACGTGATGATGCTTGTCTCACGCGGTGCCTGGACGTTAGCCGCTTGCGGAACTTCCTTAAGTTTCTTGGTGACAGGCAAGTTGCGTGCGCCAACTTTGATCAGAGATTCGAAAAGTGTGGCAACGATTTTTGCATCACCAGGTTCTTTGAGGCGGAATGCGTCTTTTTGGGCGGCGGAGACGAAGATTGGGAGGTTATCCAGTTCGTCTTGCATCGCTGCCAGCACATCATCGCGGATACCCGCTGTTTGCTCCAGCAAAGCGATTCGCGCTTCAGCATCTGCGATCTTGGCCATTGCTTCGAGGTGGCGGCCCTGGCTTTCGAGTAGTGCGGTTTCCAGTTCTGCCGTACGCTCTGTCGCCTCCACCATCATTTCCAGTTCAGCCATTTTGCCGTAATGGGATATAACTGCCTGCACTGACTCGTCGGAGTACCCATGCGCCGCCAGGGACTCTGCCAGTAGAGATTTAGAATCCGCGCTTTCAAACATTCCGGCGCTGGCAGGATGATCCAGACTGATATAGTTCGGCGTTGTCACATAATCCACACCATGGAAGCTGGTGGTTACAGCGATTTTCCCGGACTCACGCCCGCCAGTGGCCCAGCTCCAGCCACCAGCTCGGCTTTCGATCATCGCGGCGACAATTTTACCCGGCTCTGTGTTAAGAATTTCCTGTGTATGGGTAACGATGCCGTTGTCGTCAACAGATATAGCCACTGTGCGGCACGCTGGAACATTGTCGATTACGACCGGGCGACCTTCCACCATGATCACGCTGGTTTCTGGTACTTCCAGTTTGCCGGTCAGCTGTCGGCGACCGTGACCGTAATAGCCGAAAAGCTCACCAAGGCGTAAACCTTCCTGAGTTTCCTTGCTTTCAAGCATGGTCTTTACCGCGCTTAATACATACTGTCGCCCGTTCTGGCGACCTTTTCGAGCATTGCTATAGAGACAAAAGCGGTCAGTGACCGTTTTCAAAACATCAGTCATTATCGTTTCCCTCTTTAAAGACCGATTCAAGGATTTGCGCCAGTTCCTGTGGCGGTGTTTTGATGATGGAATCCATCAGGTGATCGTCGTCCTCGCTTTTCGCTTTCAGTTCGTTCACCAGTGCTTCAGAGATTTTTTCGTCAATCTCCAGCACATCGCTGAACAGGTAACGTTTGAATGCATCGGAATTGGCGAGGACGCTGTTATTGCTGACGGCATCGAGGATTTGCGTAACGATGGTGGCGTAGTTCGCCTGCGAGTCGCGGTTGTCGTTGTGCTCTTGTTGCAGAGCGGTATTAACGGAGTGGAATTCGATTTTGTACGGGCGATCACCTTCCGGGTATACCTTGCCGTACTTGAAAGCAAGATGAATATCGATAGCCCGCTGAATGAACTCTTCTACGCCCTGCTGGATCCATGAGGCGCGCATGGCGGCCTGAATTGCCGTGCGCAGGAATCCACCTTCACCAAGCCCGCCGGACATTTGATCTGCCCACCCCAGGAGGGTGTAATCGAGGCCAAGTGCTGCCGCCAGCTGGCGCATATAGGTGAGAATGTCTTCAATGCCGTTGATGTCAGCCTGGATGGTCTGAGTATCAATAGTCATCTGTCCCTTGCCGTCGCCCATAATAGGCAGCAGGGTATTGGTCACCGTAGGCATGTTATTCGCGCCGCGTGCGCGCTTTTCCATCAGGTCAGCTGCTCGTTTAAGCGTCTGAGTAATGGTGCGTGAATAATCGGCTGCTTTTACCGGATCCAGACTATTCATCGCCAGACCGATGATTCGGTCAATTTTCGACGCATTAAAACGCGTTGCCTTCAGCGAGCGGATCGCCGAACGCAGGTTCATGTACGGCTCGTAGGCGTATTCGAGCAAGCTGGTCCCGTAATTCTGGGTTTCAATCGGCGTGCGCTCTTCCGGATTATCCAGCAGGCTGTAAGCCTTATGGCCAGTGTGCACAGGCATAAGGTTTGACTTAGGCCGCCAGTAGGGGATTTTCATAGGGATAATGGCCCACGGATCGGCGAAAACCATTTTCCCTGACGCGTCCTTCAGATAATCGCCGCTAAATCCCGCCAGGTTGCCGCTGACCTCGAACTCTTTGATGAAGCCCGGAAGGGTGTAATAGGAGCACTCAAAAGACGTGATCCCTATGCCTTCTTTGGCGTATGGCCTGACATAAGCCACTCCAAATACAGACATGATAAATGCCCACCCGGCGACCTCTTTGTTGATGGTTCGCCCGATGTCGTTCATCAGCTCGTCACACAACGCCTGCGCGGCGTCATAGTCATTATCATTTCCGTTATGTACCGGCACGATAGAGAAGGTTTGTCCGGTCTTCTTATCGAAAGAGAGCGCGTGCGTAATATGGATGTTCAGCGCGGTGGCGATCGTGCTGTAAACCGCCATCTCTTCGAGTAGAGGATAGCGTTGCAAGCGGTCTTCCGGCAGTTGAACTTCATCAAAGATAAAGCGACTTCCGTCCACCAGCCCATCGCCAGCCATGCCACTATCGCCCGGTTTGCCGCCTAAGAAGCCGGACAGTTGTACCGGTGCCCCTGCGCGAGAAAACAAATACCCACTTCCGCCGTGCACAGCCAGCGCGGACAGGAGGATGTTGTCCCGTTCTCCGTTGTCTTTAAAAACCCCCGCCAGCGCCTTCCTGACCGAGGATAGCGTGATTTTATTGTCTGCCAAGATTGCACCTTAATTAGAACAATTCACATCATGTTTGAACGGAATTTAACACTAGTCACTTGTTAAGGATTACCAATGAACAAGCTATCTATGTGGTGTTTCGCTGTTCAAGTGTCAGCGAAATATTGAAATATATTAGTGCAATAACATTTCATCGGGCGCCGATTAGATACGGCGTGGAAAAGGTGGAAGGCAAAAGCTATGACCGACTACGCCGGACGTGAAATAATATGTCCACACTATCTGATACAATAAAACCGAATAGGACATAACTTCGACGTCAAAGCCTTGGCACAGGCTGGAGAGAAAACTTGAAAAAGCGATACTACACAGTAAAGCATGGGACGCTACGAGCATTACAAGAGTTTGCTGACAAGCATAACGTTGAGGTGCGCAGGGAAGGGGGAAGTAAAGCTCTGCGCATGTACCGTCCGGACGGGAAATGGCGTACGGTCGTCGATTTCAAAACTAACAGTGTTCCCCAGGGCGTCCGCGATCGGGCATTCGAAGAATGGGAGCAGATCATCATAGATAATGCTCTGCTACTAAATGCTGACTGAGTTTAATATTACAATATTATCTGGGAGATAAATGCATATTATTTTCCAGATAATAACTGATGTTTTGCATATTCACGTGGCGTGCAATTATAATATTGCCTGAACAGGCACACAAAGTACGATGTACTACTAAAGCCACAGCTTTCTGATACTTGTTTGACTGAATGATTTTGCTTTAGTAATTTAATAGCGAAAGCCATCCGTGTATCAAGTAATAACTTACTGAAGGAGGTGTTTTCCAATAATAGTTTTTTCTTTATTAAGCTTTCACTCATGTAGAGATAATCGGTTAGGTCTCTTAGTTTCCAGTGTTTAGATACATCTGAAAGAAATATGCTGCGCACTTTCCCTGAGAAAGTGGGCATACCAGACGTAAGAAATGCTCTAAAGTTATCAACATCATTAAAAATTGAGAGTAATGAAAAAGTTACTGCCTCCCTAAAATCAGAATGGATATGATTTTGGTCGCTTATATTATCGATCATCCTGATTAATAAATCAGGATAGGCAAAAGACTTTTTTAGCAAATGTGGACACTTATCCAGCGATTGGTTTCCAAGGTTGTTGCTGCATAATAAATAGTTTCTTACGGTATTATCATTGAGTTCGAATTCTATATATTTGTCTGAATACATTTTTAAGCATTCATGCTCAGAATGCTTAAGCAACAACACATCACCGTAATTTAATATCAAGAAATCCTTAAGAAATTGAAAGCTTATAGGTTTCTTTATGAGTATGAAGTAACAAACTGCTGACATGGCCACCACCATTCTAAAGAGGCTTTGAATAAGAATAGAGATAGCCAGGCTCAGAAATCAAGAAGTTGTGTAAAAATAAAATTATTGATTTATGTCACATTTTTTGATTGTTTTAATTGATGTTTTTCAATATTATCACAAACAAACAAACAAACAAACAAATAAATTGACATTTAATCTACAAAAGTAGAGTGTAACTCTTGTAAATATAGGGGGCTCGTTATCTGAGCAAAATCAAGCAATTTAAAACTTGAGGGTGGGGATATGGAAGTTATCTACATTGCAGAACCAATCATTTCTACGAGCACGAACAAGTTGATTGCAGTAGAAGTGTTAAGCAGATTTCGCTCCAAAGATGGTGTCGCTCTTCCTACTCAAAGAGTATTGGGTATGTTTACCAATAAGATGAAGATTAATTTACTTAAATCACAACTTAACACAATAATGAAATACAAGTGTTTTTTTGAACGCCATAATATACTATGTTCTATTAATGTAGATTATGATACATGTATATATATATACAGTAATAAACAAACTCAAGAGTTAATTAAAAACAATAAATTTATAGCTCTTGAGATATCAGAAAACTACCCTGATTTAAGCGATGAGGATTACGTTATACCCTTTCTCCTGACTTTGACAGACTATGTTTGGCTTGATGATTTTGGAAGTGGCAACACCACCATGAAAACATTAATTAAAAATAAATACCATGCAATAAAACTTGATAAGGCCTTTTTCCAAGAATATGGGACTAATCCTCATTTTGATGTCATTATTAGTAATTTAAAAAAATTATGCCCGAATATCATCGCTGAAGGTGTTGAAAACATTGAGTGTCATAAGCTATCAAAAGGGATAGGGCTATGGGGTGCCCAGGGATATTTTTTTCCATCAATTCCTCTGGTGGAGATTGAGTCCATAGATAGTAAGTGGCTATCAGATTTATGAGATGCAGAGAGTTAGGATATTGATATGAACGTCTAAGCACCTCATTACCATGCTTAAAAGATGTTATCCTTACCTGTTAATTTACCTTGAGGAACTTTAGCGAGCTCCATCCGATAAAATGCTCTTATCATATTTACAAATGGTTCATATGGTGAATATCTGTTGTCTTGTTCAGTAATGGTGTTTGTCATTGTCCTGATGAAGTCTGCGCTTGCCACGTTGTTGTATTCCGTTGCGAAGCAGCATAACAACGTCAGAACGTGCTCTGTCGTTATTTCGCTCCAGTTGATGTTGAAAAACTCATCGCCTTTTTTATCGTGTTCGGAATCGAAGATGCTTTGGTGGAGGATGTATTTGCCGGATTCCTTGCGCGGTAACTTGATTGCTTTCTGGCGTTCCAGCTCCTTATAAATCTGCATTGCCTCAATTAGTACCGGCCTGCCGTTCATGAAGGGATCGCGCAACCTTACACGCTGGCCAACTCGACCAGTAATAAAGCTGTTTTCCTCTTCCACCAGCACGATAAAACCCTTCTCCTCTTTTTCTCGCAATTCGCGCAGCAGCTGGAGTTCCATATCGCGGCGGCGTTCAGGGTAGCTGGTCCGCTCAGCCATTATCAGCTCGTTATTGATCCATGCAGCAGTCATTGACGCCGGTTTGCCGACGCTCATCGAAACAACGCATATTTTCTTATCCATAGCTCCCCCTACAAAAAAGAAAAGCCACCAGCGGCGGCTTAGCAATACAACTGAAGGTAGCGCCCGGTACTCAGACTGTGCCGTCCATGGAATATTTGAAAAGGGATCCATCCGTACCGGGCGTGTGATGATTTTGACTGAAGTCACTTGTCAGTTGTCAATTATTTATTATTAAAAATAATATATTTATTAGTGCATACAAATAATACACTAAGTGTGCACATTGCAACCTCAGAGAGGAAACATTCAACCAGATTGTTATTGCTCTAATAAATTTGATTTATTGGGGCAAATAAACTACTATTGGACGCCAGACTATTGATCTTCCTGTTGTTCAGGCTTATAGTTCCTACGCCGTAGCAAATTCTGCGACCGGGTTTAGCAGCCTGAATGTACATGCGGACAACCGCAGATTTCCGATATTGCGGTATTTTTATGTCCGTAAAACCGCGTTACGCCCGAATTATGGTGGGGCGTGATGGGGAGGCTTCGGCCTGCTGGTTTCATGTACGCCAGTCTGCTAACCCCGTCACGTCCTGCCACCCGTTTAGCAGCGGGTAGCAGGTTGTTAAACCTGTACATGAGGCCGTAACTATGGTTAATGCCAATCCTTGCGCACGCCCTGAATTTATCTGGCGCTTTTACTCCTGCCAGAAACGCCACTATCACTTCGTTATTGCACCGACAGAAGATGAGGCACGTTCTCAGCTTCCGGATGCTCCCTGCATTTTCTCCGCACGCTTTTCTACTGACTCGCGCAATTCTCTCAGTTACTGGTGCCTCCCTGTTAACGCTTCTGTTCAGGAGGGGCTATGAGAACGTCATTAGTCACCCGTGAAGAGATGATCGAGGCAATTGAACAGCACACAATCTGTATCAGCACCAGGGATATACCAGGCGTTATTGCCAACTACTTCATGATCACCAAACAACTTTACCGGAGAAAGGACAAGAACGCGGTTCACCGTATCCTGTTGTCTGATATCCGCGAATACCTGCTCGAACAGGGTCATCTGAATTACGCAACCGTCGCAGCCGAAGCACGCAAGGAGGCACACAGAATGAAAGCAACTAACGTTAAATCAGAAAAAATTTATGCACCTTCAGTTCAGGAATCGGAACTGGTGGTTGTTCAGAATCAGCCGGATGAAATTCCCGTTCTGGAATGGCAGGGAGTACGTGTCGTAACAACCGAAACTCTTGCTAGAGGGTATGGGGTCGATGAAGCCAATATTCGCAACAATTTGTCTCGCAACCTTGACCGCTTTGAAGAAGGTAAGCATTACTTTCTTCTAACTGGTTTAAAATTAAGAGAATTTAAGAACAGAGTAACCGGAAGTTACTCTGTTGGTAAGAACGCCAGAAGCCTTACACTCTGGACAGAGCGCGGCGCTGCACGCATGTCTAAGATCGTGGACACAAATGAAGCATGGGCATTCTTTGAAAAACTGGAAGACAGCTACTTCCGGCAAAAAGAACAGCAACCGGTCGCAATCCCTCAGACGCTTCCCGAAGCTCTGCGCCTGGCTGCCGAGCTGGCTGAACAAAAGCAACTTCTGGAACAGAAAGCCCACCAGCTAAATCAGCAGCTGGTGGCCGCCGCCCCTAAAGTCGATTTTGCCGACCGGGTATCAGGGGCCAAGGGGATCCTGATTGGAAATTTTGCAAAGGTTGTTGGGCTTAAGCAAAACGCGTTGTTTGCCTGGTTACGGGGGAACGGCATCCTGATAGCGTCCGGTGGACGTAAAAATGTGCCGTTCCAGCAATACATCAACGCCGGGTATTTCACGGTGAAAGAAGTGGTGCTGGATGATGAAGATGGTTACCAGATACGGCTGACGCCCCAATTAACGGGTAAAGGCCAGCAGTGGTTGACGCGTAAACTGCTCGAAGCTGGCTTGTTAAAACCGGTGGCGGCTGAATGATTAAAAAAGGCGGCCTTTCGGCCGCCAATGATGTCACGGAGTCTATAATGGCAATGTCTTCGTAGTTGACTAAAGCCACAACTCAATTATAACAATTAATTATAGCAATAGTGGCTATTTTATTTATCGCGAATCACATTTTTTCTCTTCAGTACATGTGTGCTATACTCCTTCTTGATTGATTGGATGCGGAATACAAACCCGCTCTTTTGTGCAGCCTGGCTCCTTGCCAGGCTTTTTTATTTCATCATGGAAGCTGTTAACGCTTTGGACCTTGCTGAACTGATTGAGAGGGCTTTGTCAACGTGCCCCAAAAATTCGCCAAACTCAGACATCACTTTAGCAAAACCGCGCCGTGCTTCTTCCTCGGTGGCGTTCATCACGAAATGTTCAGCACCACGCATACTTTTGACAGGGAACGCAACGGATATTGAGTCAATATCAGGCATTCTATCGCTCAGCTTTACAGTGACAATGACGGCTGGCGACTGAATATTAGTGCTTACAGACAGCACTACATATTTTCCGTCGATGTTGAAATCCTTTCTCATATGTCACCATAAATATCAAAGAATTAGAGCAATCATTTACGCGTTGATGGCTAATCGCCATCTTCCAGCAGGCGCACCATTGCCCCTGTTTCACTATCCAGGTTACGAATGTAGTTCATGACAATATTTACGTTGGTCCAGCCACCAGCTTGCATGATCTCCGGTATTGAAACTCCGGCGCGGGCCATATCTCGCGCGGCACCGACACGGGCACTATGTCCAGACCAGGCCAGGTATCGCTGACCAGAGTCATCTTTTGCCCCGTAAATCAATCGGTGAGTTGCTTCAAAAATCCCTTCCAGGGCGCGAGTTGATAGCTGGCTGGTGGATGATGGCGCGGCAACACCATTTTTTCTGACGCGGCAAAACAGGTAGTTATTCGGATCATCAGCTACACCAGAGACAGAAATCCATCGCTCAACCAGTTTAGTTACCCCCAGGCTAAGTGCCTTCTCTACACCAGCGGTGCTAACCAGCGTTTTCGTTCTGCCAATATGGATTAACATTCTCCCACCGTCAGTACGTGAGATATCTTTAACCCTGATCCTAGAAATTTCGGCTATACGTAACAGGGTGTTATAAGCAATCCCCAGAAATGCCAGATTACGTATATCCTGGCAGCGATCGCTATTTTCCATGAGTGAACGAACCTGGTCGAAATCAGTGCGTTCGAACGCCAGCGCCTGTTTTGCACGCTCACCGGCATCAACGTTTTCTTTTCGGATCCGTCGCATGACCAGTGAAACAGCATTGCTGTCACTTGGTCGTGGCAGCCCGGACCGACGATGAAGCATGTTTAGCTGGCCCAAATGTTGCTGGATAGTTTTTACTGCCAGACCACGCGCCTGAAGATATAGAAGGTAATCGCGAACATCTTCAGGTTCTGCGGGAAACCATTTCCGGTTATTCAACATGCACCATGCCGCCCACGACCGGCAAACGGACAGAAGCATTTTCCAGGTATGATCAGAAAACGCCTGGCGATCCCTGAACATGTCCATCAGGTTCTTGCGAACCTCATCACTCGTTGCATCGACCGGCAATGCAGGCAAATTTTGGTGAACGGTTAACGAATTAGTCATTTATTATGCGTGATTTTAACAGTTAAGCCTTGTTCATGAAGTATCTCATCAATAATTCGAATCACATCCCCTGGTAGATCATCGTTCTCGAAATATCTGTGATCGGGGATTTCTACAGTGATTGGGGTTGCTGCTTTATGCAAAATCCGAACAATCTTTTTTTCTTTTTTGCATGTTGCATATTCAGCCTCTTCGATATCTATCCAGCTCGCACCATCAAATTGCTGGTAAACCCGAGTGTATAGTAAGCGGTTTCGCTTTACTTCTTCTGCTAACTCCCAAATTGCAACAGCCATAGCACGTTCATTTTCATTCGTTCCAGGGTTAGCAGCTTTTTGTTTTGCGTCGTTCAGTAAGGCGTTTACCTTGGCATCTGTCAGGCCATTAAACATTCATCACCTCATGATCAAGTTAAATTATTGTTTTCAGCAGAGTGTACAGGATTGGCTCTGCCTTTACCTGGTTATGGTTCTCGTCATAGAAACGCCAGCGACCGCGCGTGCGTTCTATTTTCTCTTCACCGCGAGATAATGACTGTTGGTAACTATCACGCTCAAACCATTTTGCCCGCCAGTAACCACGGTTTTTCTCAAGCTCAAGATGAGTGGACACTTTAGCAGCTGAATATCCCATTTTTCACCTCTGATTGATTGGTGGTGCTAAGTGCGCTACGCGAAATCTGGAGCACTAACACTGCCAACATTTCGCAGATTTTACGTAGCGCAACCTTGATCAAATGATCAAGTGATCACTATTTGACCTGATAAGGTATTGAACTGTATGGATTTACAGGTAAATTAATCATGTTCAATAACCCTTAAGATAACTTCGTATAATGTATGCTATACGAAGTTATTAGGTCCGAAGAGGAGTTTACGTCCAGCTACGCATAAAAATCAAGAATTATTAGAGCAATAAATTTTGAGAGAAAAATCCCACTCCACCAGCCAAAAACTGGATTGTTTTTCATAGTTGTTTGACAATTGCTCTAATAAATTATAGTTTTGCCGCCGTTACGTAATACGACTTTGGATTCACTATTTAATGTGTCTTCAGCGTTGTAGAGCGGCTCAGAAGGAAATGAGCAAACAGGGAAACCTTATACAACGGCATTACAGCTATGCATTGCTCATCTTACACACAGCGCAATGTTGTTAGATTACCCCAGCATGGATCATGGGTGAAACAGTAGGTCAGAGCTTCAGGCTCTGTGTTGTCAATACAGTGAGGCATAATTATGGCTTTCATTCAACCAACCATCGACGACGTTAGACATTGCTCTAACGCTTTATCTGTAGACCCTGCCGAAACCGACGCTGCCCGCGCCATTGCTGAACACTACTCAAAGATATCCAATCAGGAGTACCGCATCACCCAAGACGACCTGGATGATCTCACTGACACAATCGAATATCTCATGGCCACTAACCAGCCAGACTCACAATAAATGCACTAATAAATCTATTATTTTCGTTGGATCCTTCTATAATGGTGGCCAACAACTCCCAGTGTAATCCGCTGTGAGTTGTTGGCCATGTCAATTCTGGAGGAGGATCAATGATAAATTATGTCTACGGCGAACAACTGTACCAGGAGTTCGTCAGCTTCAGGGATCTCTTTCTAAAAAAAGCTGTTGCACGCGCCCAACACGTTGATGCCGCCAGCGACGGTCGTCCTGTACGCCCGGTTGTCGTTCTGCCGTTCAAAGAAACGGACAGCATTCAGGCTGAAATTGATAAATGGACTTTAATGGCGCGGGAACTGGAACAGTACCCAGACCTCAATATCCCAAAGACTATTTTATATCCAGTGCCTAACATCCTTCGCGGTGTGCGTAAGGTTACAACTTATCAGACAGAAGCTGTGAACAGCGTCAACATGACCGCTGGCCGCATTATTCATCTGATTGATAAGGACATTCGCATCCAGAAAAGCGCGGGGATCAATGAGCACAGTGCGAAATACATAGAGAACCTGGAAGCAACAAAAGAGCTAATGAAGCAGTACCCGGAGGATGAAAAATTCCGTATGCGTGTACACGGCTTTAGCGAAACAATGCTGCGCGTCCATTACATTTCCAGTAGCCCTAACTACAATGATGGTAAATCAGTTAGTTACCATGTGCCGCTGTGTGGTGTGTTTATCTGCGATGAAACTCTCCGTGATGGAATCATCATCAACGGTGAATTCGAGAAAGCAAAATTTAGCCTTTATGACTCTATAGAACCGATCATCTGCGACCGCTGGCCGCAGGCAAAAATATATCGCCTGGCAGATATTGAAAATGTAAAAAAACAAATTGCCATCACTCGCGAAGAGAAAAAGGTTAAGTCAGCCGCATCAGTTGCGCGCAGCCGTAAAACCAAGAAGGGGCAGCCAGTAAACGACAACCCCGAAAGCGCGCAATAAATTATGCCCGGCATCAACCGGGCATTCTTCCATTATTCAGCCGCCACCGGTTTTAACAAGCCAGCATCGAGCAGTTTACGCGTCAACCACTGCTGGCCTTTACCCGTTAATTGAGGCGTCAACCGTATCTGGTAGCCATCTTCATCATCCAGCACCACTTCTTTCACCGTGAAATACCCGGCGTTGATGTACTGCTGGAACGGCACATTTTTACGTCCACCGGACGCTATCAGGATGCCGTTCTCCCGTAACCAGACAAACAGCGCGTTTTGCTTAAGTCCAACAACCTTTGCAAAATTCCCAATCAGGATCCCTTTAGCTACTGATACCCGGTCGGCAAAATCGACTTTAGGAGCGGCGGCCACCAGCTGCTGATTTAGCTGGTGGGCTTTCTGTTCCAGAAGTTGCTTTTGTTCAGCCAGTTCGGCAGCCAGGCGTAGGACTTCAGGAAGCGTCTGGGGGATTGCGATCGGTTGCTGTTCTTTTTGTCGGAAGTAGCTGTCTTCCAGTTTTTCAAAGAATGCCCATGCCTGATCGGTTTCGAGCATTTTAGCGTGGCGGGCTGCGCCGCGTTCTGTCCAGAGGGTGAGTGAGCGAACATTGCGAGCAATTTTTACAGAGTAGTTTAAAGCTACTCTGTGCTTCAACTCGCGCAATGATTCTCCTTCAACTTTGAAAAAGTGCTTCCCTTCAACAAAGCGTACTTTGTTCTCATGATGATTTTGGCGAATACGGATTGTTTCTGTCCCATACCCTCTCGCAAGAGTCTCGGTTGTCACTACACGCACTCCCTGCCATTCCAGAACGGGAATTTCATCAGACTGATTCTGAACAACCACCAGCTCCGATTCCTGAACTGAAGGTGCATGAATTTTTTCTAATTTAACGTTATTTGCTTTCATTCTGTGTGCCTCCTTGCGTGCTTCGGCTGCGACGGTTGCGTAATTCAGATGACCCTGTTCGAGCAGGTATTCGCGGATATCAGACAACAGGATACGGTGAACCGCGTTCTTGTCCTTTCTCCGGTAAAGTTGTTTGGTGATCATGAAGTAGTTGGCAATAACGCCAGGTATATCCCTGGTGCTGATACAGATTGTGTGCTGTTCAATTGCCTCGATCATCTCTTCACGGGTGACTAATGACGTTCTCATAGTCCCTCCTGAGCAGAAGCGTTAACAGGGAGGCACCAGTAACTGAGAGAATTGCGTGAATCAGTGGAAAAACGGGCAGAGAAAATACATGGGGCGTCAGGAAGCTGAGAGCGAGCCTCATCTTCTGTTGGTGCAATAACGAAGTGATAGTGACGTTTTTGGCAGGAGTAAAAGCGCCAGATAAATTCAGGATGAGTTGGGGTAGGGATAGTAGCCATATTGGCAGCCTCCTTAGACGTTGGTATGTAACCACCGCAGAAGAGACCAATCTTGCTGGCGGTGGACTGTACGGAGTTGGCCTTACTGGCGTCCAAGGTAACCAGCCTACCCGAAGGTAGCCCCATACAGCCCACCATTGTAGAGGTGTGCGTGTACGCCGATACAAAAAAAGACGCGAGCGGCGTCTGTATCGCCTTAGACTTAAGCGGGAGGCCAATCCCGGCACCCGTTTTAATGAGGTGCCTGATAAGCATAAACCGAAAATGCCTCAAGGCGCAAGAGGTCAGGCTCAATGTAACATCGGTAGTTAAAAAACACAATTTATTAGAGCAAATATTCATTCATTAAGCCATGCCAGAGCTTCATCAACCTGCGCTTCGTCTTCGACGCTAAGCACTTCATCCTGGGGAACATAATCCGCCAGCATAGCGAAACAATATGTATCCCAATGGTCTGGTGAGTGCAGGTTGAGTTTTTTCTTCATATCCTCCTTACTCATCACTTTCCATTGACCTGCGGAGTTAATCCCTACAGGGATTTTCGACGCTTCCTCAATAGTTTCATTACCCTTATCCAGTCTCATACGACCAGATTTTACGGCCTCTGCGGCTTGAACGTTGGCATAAGCACGTTTATCAAAGTACAGGCTCTTATCTTCACGGCTATGCATCTTTTTACCCCAGCGTATACGCTGTACGGTAATACCATAATACTCGTACATCAGATCCGCCGTTGCTTTACCCAGGCCATCGCCGTCTATCGCTATGGTGATATTTGGGAATCGCTCAGGATTACATTCTGCGAAAATTTTGGCGGCAAGCTGCGTTTCTGTAACGTCTGTGTATTCCAGCATTCGATAGTTGATTACACGGCGTTTATTTCGCTGGCCGGACACCATCATGATATTAATAACGGACTTATCTCGTCCTGTGCCACCAGCAACGTCAACACATGCAACCCAGCCCCATCCTTTGGCAATCTTGACTTTCCGCCGCGTTGCACGTTCAACCTCATCACGTCCAAGAAGGAAGCCATCCTGTGATTTAGGAAATAGGCCGCGTACCTTAATCATGTACATAGGGTTATCACGCCCGCCGTACTCCGCCAGCTTCATTTTGATAAATGCTGGCGTTACCAGCGGTGATTCCTCACTGTTAAGCGTGATCGCCGTATAAACGCCATCAGGGTTACCAGGCCGCTTGGCCAGTTTATGGTGAGTATCGTAGAAATAGCCGCTTGGGCGTGTAGGCTGTGACAGCAATAAGATGCGGTTATCCTGTCCGGTAAGAGCACCGGTGATGATACCGAAAGCTCTATCACTGACACCGGAGGCTTCATCGATAATATACAGAAGATGATCTGCGTGTTCACCTGCGAGAGCTTCTTCACTTCCCAGACGAAAGCCCTTCGGTACTACAGTCCATACACCTTTACCAGTAACTTCATAAAAAGCGGTTTCTGTCAGAACAAAATAATCCGCAAGCCATGGAAAACGGCTGGTGGCCGTAGCCCAGTTTATCTTGATGTACTTGAATATACCGGTCATTACCTGCTGAATTTTGTTCGCAACGATAATGGCACGGGCACCGGGATACATGATTATGAACAACATGATCATGATAGAAGTCATGTCTGATTTCCCGGTACCGTGACCAGACGAAACAGATGTCTTGCTACCCTGTTCCTGCACAGACTCAATAATCAGATCCTGCTGCCAGGTAGGTGTTTTGCCGAACAAAACATCAGCGGCCGCAATCCAGTCATAACGATATAGCGCCACCAGCTCGCGCCAACGTGGATCCGTTACGCAACTTCTGGCCATTAATCATCATCCCCGTATAGCTTGCGGGTAACTTCTTCGTCTTCCTCCTCGTCTTCGTCCAGGTCTTGTTCCAGCCATGGTTCGTTTGATACACCTTCAGTATCAACATCTCCATAACCGCCTGTATCAACGATATCGGCGATTTCTTCCCTACGTTGCTCAATCCACAATGCAGCATCGGCGCGGCGGTTGGCGGCCCGTTCTCGCGCAACTTTGTCCAGATCTTCAAGAGAAGGGCCACCGACGGCAGTTTGCCTTTCCTCATCATCGGTATTTGTCTTAGGAGCACGCAGATCGGCTTTGATTTGTTCCAGCATCAGGGGCGGCACTTTCCCTCCATGCGCCTCGATGAATTCAGCCGCTTCCAGCACTGACCAGTTATTTTCACGCTTTCGTTCGTATGCCAGCTTAACAATGCCAGCTTGCCCCATAGATAAAGCGTGCTTTTCCGCCTCCCGGCTTTCTTTTCGATAGTTATTCCGGATGCTGTAAATGGTGTTGATCAGGCTGCTTATCTGCGCGGAACAGCTGTTTAGCATGCTCGCGATACGGTATTCAGGCGGAGTACCTTCATCATCGGCTTTTTGCTGATCGCGCATTTCCTGCACCAAGCGAATACACGTATCCCTGGCGTTCTCCAGCATAAGGAGATGAGAAAGAGACTTTTCAAGAAGAGTGGTTTCCAGAACATCGGCCCCGGACCGACGCAACATAGCGCGCGCGGCCTTCCGCGCTTCAACGTTATCTATCAGGTAATCGCCAGCTTCAAATTCAAAGCGTTCACCATCATCATCCAGGGTGTCGCGTTCCAGGCGATCACGTAAGGTCCGGTGGGCGCGGGTGATCACGTCATGATCATCTGAACGATCATTTATGCGCTTATTTTGGCGCTTCGCATTCTCTACTGCGGCACTGACAACGGCATTAACTCTTTGTTTTTCCGCTATTTCCGCCGCAATGTGATCACCTGAATGTTGATCATTAGAGTGATCAATGATCATGCTTTTTAGTGGCTTCCTGACTGGCTTATTTGGCTTGCGGCTGTCCGCAGTCCTGGTGTCTTCTTTGAAGGCACGGAGATAACGACGTGCGGTATTAGGGTTAAGATTAAACTCGGCGGCATACTGTGCGATGGTGTAACCACCATCTCGCGCCAGGCGAGCAAAATTCTTTTTGTGATCGTCCCAGGTCACTTATGCTTCCTTTCGTAAAAACTCTTTTTGACGCGAGGGTAACGAAAGTCACATGTCAAAAGGCCCGGAACGGGCAAGCAATCAATCAGATACGTGCAGATGTGGCATTACCGTAATGACGGTGCTGACGGGCCACCTTATTGAAAAGTTGACGCGCCATTACCCAAGGCTGGTGCTCCCGGCGTTCCTTTTCGTCCTGCGTCATATAGAGTTCGTTCTGGAGTTTTTCATCAAACCGGCGCGGAGCGCGGCTACGGCGAAAGAATTCAGGATTCAGAGAGTGGATCTGAAATCTACGTGGGCGTGTACTGTCATCAATCAAAACAGACGAATACTTAGACACAGCGATAGCCTTTAAGCGCAGATAAACATCGCGCTTATCGACATCCAGATGCGGGTATTCCTTTTCAAGAATTGCTGCGAGTTCTTTCGCTGATAGAAGAGATTTAGTGCGGATCATGTAATCCGCAATCTCGTACGATGTTATTCGTGAGTGATTTATTTCCATGAAGTGGCGTCCCTGCCAGTTAAGTAACATCCTGTCACCTACTGATTAGCCCATGTCAACTAATCAACGTCGAATATAATACCCTCGATTAAAGAAATAGCAATACATTAGAGCAATTTTATCTAACGCTCGACGAGTGACTTGTGATAGCGCCAACTCCAAGCGCGTAATCAAAGAACAATCGTTGATGCATCGCCAGCCTACCGTGCGTCTTCTCCCAATTATCGCGGTCACGCTCAATATCACGCTGGCATGACTGGCACAGAGGAATAGCATAAATGTCATGCGCGCATAATCGACTATGACGAACGATATAAGGCGTAATGTGAGCGACAGCTCCCGCAGCTCCACAGCCACAGCATGGACGGGAAGCCACAAAGTCCATGTACTCGGGCAATTTTAGCGATTGAAGTTTTGGTATTTTGAAATGCGCCATGCCAGGGTCGGAGTCAACATCCACAGGGCATACTTTTGCACGCATCGGCGCGGCGCGTTCTTCCATCATCTGAACATATGCTGTAGCGCGATCGTCATACGGGCGAATATCCGCCTCTTTCAGAGGTCCGCTATCCTGCGTTGCGGCTTTCATCTTATTTATTGATATACGGCAAACTTCTTCCGGCATCAGGTGCATCATGTTGCGCATGAAAGCCCACCAGCACAGTTCCTGAATACTTAAATCATGGCCATCTGAAAGCCCCATTTCCTGACGGGCGACATCCAGTATCCAGTTAACGCGATTATTATGCAGCGTTTCTTTCAGCTCATTAAAACCACGCATCCGGTAATGGTTATCGTGATGCCAGCACAACAACACCGCGCTATTGTCTCGTTCTGCGTGGACAATATGGTTGTCACACCAGCTACGATCTGCGGCCTGGCATTGTCCCTCTTTCCTGCGCAACCACGCCACCAGCGCGTCAATTCCACCAATACGGCGAAACAGTTCATCGCTGTTAAAAAACGGCTGCAACGCCTCATTTGTTGCCATGGTTTGCTCGGTAACAACGAGGCCGTCTTCCATGTGCTCGATTAACTCACGCGGCACCGGCTCCATAATAAATTTACGGCCAGCCTCCACCAGCTTTCTGACCTCCTGATCCACTTTGAACGTGGCGAGGCCAAGCTCTTTCTGTACAAAGGGAGTAATTACGGCTTTCACATCACACCTTTCATCACTGATTGGGCTTTATCTGCTGCCCGGCATTCTCTGTTTAAGCACAACCATTTCCTGACGGCATAACACAGCAATAGCGGTCCTGGCACCAATTTGCTTACCAACCAGGTATTGCTTTACCTTGCGGCGACTCACGCCATCAAGAAGCATCTTTAACGCTTCACGGGACAATTTGTTGTATTTGCGTGCCATTAATCTACTCCGCAGAGCCATACAATCTACGTAACGTGTCGGCGACAGAAGATACAGATATCTCGCCAGTCGCAGCGCCTACAGTAAGGTCTGCCAGTTCAGGTGAATCAAATACCTGCACCCCGTTACGGCGTAGAAATAGCAGCGCACTGTTTAGCGCGGTACGCTTATTGGCATCATTGAATATATGCCCTCTCGCTGTAGCCACAAGGTAGGTGGCGGAGACTTCGAAAAGGTCGGTGATCTCTTCGTAGGCAACTCTGGCCTGAACTCTCCCGATAATGGCCTCTGCCCTACCCGGATCTGACATTCCCGGCAGGCCGCCGTAGCGGCTTATATTCGCATCATGAAGCGCAATAAGTTCTTCCGGTGATATATGCCTCATTATCGGTTAACCAGTTCCTTGTTGGTGGAGTCCAGGGTGTCAAACAGGGATGCAAATTCAGCATCCAGCGCCGCTTTTTTGTAGGCTTCGAAAGTAGCCTTGCTGACAATTACTGCTGGCTCACGGCCTCTGCGGGTGATTTCAACCTCTTCCCCGGCTTCAACATTGTTGAGCACTTCAGAAAGGTTGCCGCGCGCGGTACGGAAGTTAATGGATTGCATAAACACCTCGTGTACTCGTTATGTGTACACAATTATAAACTTCACAGGCATAAAGCACCAGCACTTTGCAGCTTAAATCACCGGACAATCATCAAATTCCCCACTTCGGGCATCATTGATGACATGAGTGATCACACCAAAAACAGCATTACTGCACGTGTATCCATCGTCATCTACTGGTAATGCCTCTTTCTTCCCGGTGCTTAAATCCTCCAGGTGCTGGCGCGGATACTTCCTGTATCTCTTTATGCGATATTCACCCTCCATAGCGCACACAAGCAGAGAACCATCAACCGGAGTAAGCGAGGAATCAACCACCAGCAAAGCACCCCGCAATATTCCCTCACGGTGATGGCTATCAGCTGCCCGCATGAAGTAGGTTGCTGATGGATGCCTGATTAGTTGCTGATCAAGAGAAATTCGGCTTTCAACATAATCCGCCGCAGGAGAAGGGAAGCCCATAGCGTTTTCACCTCAATAATACTGTTCATTTATACAGTATACATTAAAGAGACACCTTTGGTGCAAACGCGTTACGTACATCAACCACCGCTGATGATTTTGTGCTCTTTGCTACTATTCATCACCAACGGATCAGCGTAACCTCGTTGCCAATCAGTTAATAAGGAATTAGCTATGCCTAATCGCATTCCTCTCGATCCTGTATTGCCCAAAAATTTTGACTGCACTCCTAACGAGAAACGCTCTAAAGCTCAGCTGGACGCCTGGTGGGACCATCCCTATGGGGTTACAGAACATGACGGGAAAATTGTTGTTTATTGTCTGAATGGTGGTGCGTGGGACCGTCCATCCGTGCTTGGTTTGGCAAATAACTATGATGAAGCCTGTGAACTTGCCGAAAGACAGCAGGCTAGATGGGTGAAAACACGGTCACAGCCGACATTCATGTTTTCAAAAGAACCGCCATTTATACTGGCGAGGATGCCGCAGCGACCGGATCATCAACAAGAAATTGTTGCTGAATTTTCCTCAAGGGATGAGATGAATCTCTTCTCATTAAAGCAGGAAGAAAGGGAGCGCGTCTAAGTGTCTCCAACTCTCGACCACAACCGGATGAACATGGCCCAGCTCGCCTGGTACAGCAAAGAATTAGATATGTCTATTGCCCGGCTTGAAAACGAAAAAGCCGCTATCCAAGCCCAGCATGAAGGGGTAGTAACCGGGTAGCTACGAGAACTGCCAACTATTCGGAAAAACGTACGCTAATTAGCGTACGTTTTCATTCCATTGGGCTTCAGACGCCTTCACCGTCTTGTTCTTTGCTACGGATATTCGTAATGCATGTTTTCATCCGGATAAGGGTTGTCAAACGCATTTGCAGAAACACGGATCGTCAAATTATCCGATAATCCTTCGATCATCTCCAAAATCTCAGGCGGACAACTTTTGTCAAAGGTCAACACAAAGTCATAGATCAAACCGTCATCACTACTGTTTTCCTGTGTGTCCCATTCCAGCAATTCAAGATCTTCGTCTGTTATGCCAAGCTCCGCTGCCAGTCTGCTCTGAGGAGGTTTGCCATACTTTAGCTCCGGGTCAACCCTGTCGTCATTGACGCAGCCTCCAGCTTCAAGCTCGAAATCGTAAAAACCGCGCTTGCCAGCCATGCGGGGCAATATCACCTTCACAACTATATCAAGGGTGTCACCACAGAACGGCCTATCGTCCAGTGTCTCGCCCTTGTACTGGATTTTGGCAATAGCCACCAATTTGTCACCACGATCCTCGATTTGCACATCGTCATAATAAGCATCGAAAAATTCCGCATTGGTTTCAGCCATCAAACCGGAAAGCTGGTCATCTATAAGAGATTGGCAATCGGGTAGTAAGACTTCGACAATATAGTTTTCCAGTGTGTCATGGATCCAGACATTTCCACCACATAGCCCTTCACTGGTAAGCATGTCTGATAGAAGCCTGGCGAGGTCAATTGACTGGGTAAGGTCATTTGGCAAACCGTTGAGTTTCGAGCGTCTGTCATTCATCAACGGTATATCAGGAATGAAGATATATGCCTCTTCGAGCTGAACCAGCGGGTAGGTCTTCTCGGCCATGAGTGCCGCATGGCTCTTGTAACCGAAAAATGCTGCAACCAGCTCTCTTGCATGTGAAGCTTTTAGTTTTTCAGTGGATTGGGAAACATGATTTTGACGTAGGAAATCTGCGCAAAGTTTTGAGAGATCGGTACTCATAGTAGTGATCCTGTCTTAACAATGCTGGACTTTAAAAGTAGTGGTAAGTGTTTAAGTCACTACGCTTGCCAGCATGGTTAATAAAGATCAACTGTCATTGGCAGGTAGTTCGATTTGCTGTCTTTTAGGTCACTTACAGCCTTGGCAATCAGCTCCGATACCTAAGATACCAGAATGGCCGATTTTAGCAAGACGAATAAATGATGCTTTCAGCTAGCCATGTCCTAGCATGGCCAGATTTTGGGTGTTCGTATTTATTTCATTGACCAGCAATATAATCGTTAATCTGGTTACTCGGAGACGGGCTGCAACATCGAGCGCAGCGCGTGAAGGTGGAAGGATAAAAGTTGGCAGTTATCTCAGCTACCCGGTCACTCTCCCATGAAGTAGTTCTGAACCGGATTAGAGAAATGCAAAACGATAACAGAGGCTAAATCGAGGTAGAAAACACATTATTTAAGGCCACTAATTGTGGCCTTAAAGGGGAGAGATGCTTATTGGCTATGGCTAAAAATCAAATGAGACACTTCATTTGGTTGTAGCTCGTCAAGATCCGGGGCCACAAAACCTTTTCCGAAAGACTTCACAAGAGATTCACCAGCCGCATCATTGTCACCTATTACACGAAAGTCATACGGCAGCATCGCAAGTTGACGGCGTAATCCTGCGGAGAAAGTCGAACCTAACAGCGCCCACGAATTGCCGCCCGCATTGTGTACAGCTGCGCTCTTAAAAATAGACTCAGTTATCCATATTGGGCCATCTTTTAAAGGAAGATAGGTTCCCCAAAGTAACTGTCTGCCGTGTGATCGCGTGAAATACCGGGCCATCTTCGGATTGCTATGCTGCTTAGGAGCACCTGGTCTATATGTCTGATACCCAGCCAACATCCCATCAAACCTGTATAGAGGGAATGTAACTACTCCTTCGCTTTCATCGATCCACTGTCTATATGGGTGTATATCATGGCGGTAGTTACGAGTTAGCAAATGAGCTTCCAGCTTTCCAAATTTTGTCATAATTCCGTTCTTCCTGGCTTTTAGCTGCAATATTGCAGTTGCTCATGTTTAAAGCTCACATTTCCAGATGGTATTCTGAACACCCGAACCGGGAGCGAGATGGGGATTAGCATTCGCGCTATGCTGATATACAGCTTTAGACTTCCCATATTGCTGACAGGCTTTATCTGCGGTTTTTTGCAGGCTATCCAGGCCATACCAACCATCTGACTGTATGCTTACCTTTTCACCGTCGTTGTATTGCACCATTGCGCACCCAGATATAGCCAGTATCGCGCCGACAATAACGCTTTTCCATAAAACTCTATGCAACATATACAAAAATCCCCTCTGTGAATTGAGGGGATTTTAGCATGGTGATCAGACATCAGCTTTATGCAGAATTTTATCCACCAGCGATGTGATTTTTTCTGCCAGGTCATCATTACTTACCCAATCCTGGCGGGCAGCCAGAACGGGCGACAAGGCTAATATTAACTCTCGTCGTAATGATACGTTCCTTGCTACAGGCGGAATACGTGGTGCTGGTGGTGGTTTAAGCCCCTCACTCCCTTGTATTTCTGGAGTATTCGGCTGATAGCCATTAGTTATTTTCGGCGGTATTGGACGAGGACGAAACATCGCGCTACCTCCTACACTCAGGGCAAGTGTTCCCTTCCGCAAAGTAGGGGAAACTGCTATCAAGTTCATCACACCATCTGCGATGCTCGTAGCACCAAAAAGCCTCCCACGGTAAACCAAAAGACTTCATCCACCGGGACACTCGATCTGGTATATCTGCTGGTGGCAGTTCTTCTGGCAATAATTTGCCTGATAATTCCCTTTCCGCCCGCGCCAGCATTCCTTTTAGACTCGCATTCTCTTTTTCAAGAATCTCTATGCGCGCCTGTAACTCAGCTTTCGTTGGCATGGTCCGCCTCATGCTTTTCAGCCGCCAGCGGCAATAAAGCCCTGGCCATCTTATGAACCAATAGTGCATCAATAATGCCAAGCGTATGCCCTGGCTTAATGTTTAATGCCGCCTCGAGGTGACATCTTTCCAGGCCACTTTTCTCGACTTGTTTATGATGATCTGGCGTAATAACGTCGCCCAAAACACGGCTAATTCTTTCTCGTAATTGCTGGGTGCCAGCACACTTGATCGCTGTATCGTGGAGACGGTTAACCAGTTCGCGATAAACATGCGGCTTAATGCGGATACGTTCACCGGTGACGCCCTTTCCTGGCGCTGGCACCGAACTATCCGGAATATCCGGATAGTTGCCAGCCTCGTAAGCTACCCGCAGCCAGTGCATGAATGTTTCAGTGGACACACAACCACAGTCCACATCGATTTTTCCGCGTTGCTGTTCCAGCCACTGCTCAAAATTCAATCTACACGTATTACTTTCATGTTGCTCTTTTTGTCTCAAGGCCAGCATCTGCTGGGCTATTTCCAATACTTCATCTGCCGTATATCCAGCACCGTGACCATACATTTCGATACGGGAAATAATCTCTGATATACGCTCTTCAGTGATTCTGGTCATTTCTTTTTGCGCCATTTCTTTTCACATTCCTTAGTCCATTTTTCAATGTTCATTTTGGCAATATCAGTCATTCCATCACCTAAGAAATACTTTTTCCGGTATGTCTTACACTTAAACCACACTACAACAGCCACCAGCCAGAAAATAAAAGGCCATACAGCAATACCAACGACAGCCGCGATAAAGCCCAATATCCATAAATGAAGCTCTCCAACTTCTGTTTCCGGCAATATTCTTAAAGAATTAAACAGCAGGCTGAACGAATGGTCGTATGCATTGGCAGTATAAGACATGCAATCCATATAATTAAAGTCATAGCCTGCGGCTGCCGCCCATAATGGGCGGTCAAGAAAATGTTTTAGTGTCATCATATAAATTTAAGGTTCAGACCAGTTATCTTCAATAGCAATGCTTAATCTTTGTAGCCATTCTGCTAATTTCAGCATTGCTTCTCTTTCGCTTAAACCACGAGGAAAATCATCAAGCGATATTGTTGGCTTGAAGCCCCCGTAATTATCCATTTCAACGGTCAGATTTTGCTCCAGTACGGTATTCCTTACGCGGCTATTGTGGCGAAGCAAATATACTGAACGTGATTTATTGGTTTTGTGGTCGAGCTGATATTCGGTAAGTATCATCTGGCTTTTGCCATGACTATTACCTCTCCACATACTTACCTCACTTAATAAAACAACTCCATGCGTAGTTGATGATTTTTTCCCACGTAATATAAATCTGCACTCCGGCAGTAAAACCAAAGCCAACAATTGCTGAAAAAATCAAAACATTTACTTTTGACATTATAAATTTTCTCTCGGTGTCGTAGGTGATAGCACCATAATTTCTAATTTAGTGAGTTAGCAGTTCCATTTTTTGGATGATTTCCGCATGAGCATCATCGTTGTCAACACTTAACTCGTTTAATGCCTCTCGCACTACATCAACTTCTTCTGGTTGGAAGAAGTCATCTCGGTAGTCACCAAATAGAACCGAAACAAGCCTGCCACCAGCAACATCAAGATTGGCGCTAACAGGTGGCTCTTTACCATCCTCAAATTCGACTACAAAAGTTAATTTCCCCATCGTTACCACCAGCGACAAATTGAATACAAACCCAGTGCTGCCGCCATCACAATTCCTACCGTTGCGAATGCTTCAGGCCAGCTCATTGACCTGCCTCCTGGGGAGGTTCTGGTAGCAGCATCCAGAACAAGGCGTTCCCTAACCACGATAAAGTGCCGTCGCTCAACTCCACGTATTCCCCTTGCACCTGTCCTGCCATATACTCACCGTGCTTTGAATAAATTAAAATCCAATCATCTTGAGCGGGCATTCGCTCACTACAGCTTATCCAA